GTAGCGAACTGCAGTTGCTTTGGACTCGTGAGATGCTCGCAGGAGTTTATACACCGCAGTGGTGTTCGCTGGCTCTTGAGGATGGCCGAGAGATTAAAGGCATTACCTTTATCACCGACCCTGAGCATCCGCTTTATGAGTCTTGTTCGGCGCTAAATACTGTGGCGACTCTGATCTCTCAGGCGACTGGTGTATTAGGCACCAACGCAGAGTATTTATTCTCTTTAGACTCTGCGCTAGAACAGCATCGTATGCCCGATCACAACATCACACAGCTGGCGCGCTGCGTGCGTCAAATTCAGCAAACAAAGCCACAGTGATCATCGATGTTTATTTCTTAATCGTTTCGTAAACTTAGGCGGACAGGAGATGCCCGCCTAGGGATTGTGTGATAATTGACGCATGCGTCACAGAAGAGAATAATCATTCCCGTTGGGTCGTTAGCTCAGTTGGTAGAGCAGTTGACTCTTAATCAATTGGTCGGCGGTTCGAACCCGCCACGACCCACCAACAAATTCAATGAGTTACATCACTTCTTTCAGTTCCGCAATCTCCCCTTGTGTCGTATTTGTGCCGTAAACTCCAAAAACAACGTCGATCTGCTTAGCGTGTTCCGTTAGATGATTCGGTGACAGGTGTGCATATCTGCGAACCATTTCTACAGACTCCCACCCACCCATTTCTTGTAGTGCAGAGATAGGAACGCCAGACTGAACTAACCAACTTGCCCATGTGTGCCGGAGGTCGTGAAAACGAAAGTCTTCTATGCCAGCTCGCTTGAGTGCCGATCGCCATGCCTTATTGCTATCGACTCTCATTTTGCGTAACTTCGGAGCAACTTCACCGTTAGGTCGAATGCATGAATCCTCATGTACGAATACCCATCGGTGATGCTTACCAATCTGACCGCGAAGAACAGAGCAGGCTGTGTCGTTGAGTGCCACCCCAATTGCTCGGCCTGCTTTTGCGTCTTCTGGATGTATCCATGCCATTTTTCTCTGCATGTCTATCTGTGACCATTCCATATTTAGAATGTTTGAGCGTCGTAGACCAGTAGCCAAAGCGAAAATTACCACGCTGCGGAAATGCTCTGGCAATTCATCGAGAAGACGACGAGCTTCATCTTTAGTCAGCCAACGAATTCGACGGCCGCGCGGTGACTTGGCCTTTACTACCGGAACCGAATTTAGCCATCCCCATTCATTAGCTGCTATACGAAGTAGAGAGCGCATGAATGCCTGATGAGAATAGATGGTAGATTGCGTTACCGGTTTTGATTTGTATTCAGGAACCGGCTTTCCCTCCCTCATCAGCCTGTCACGTTGCTTCTCCCATCTAGCACGGTGAGACCGGTTCTCCATTTTCGATAAGGTGGCCTGTATCCGGTCGTTAGTTATTTCTCCGATCGGAACGCCGCGAAAGTGAAGAAGAAAGAAGCCGATCTTTGATTTATCGGCATCTAGCGACCGCTTATGTGACTTTTCATTCAGCCAGCGTAAACAGGCTTCTTCGAATAGCTTAACTGGCGCTTCTCCCAACTTCTCAGTTCGCCACATCTCTGCTTTTAGTTTGTCGTGCAACTCCTTTGCTTGCCGCTTGTCCGTTGTCCCAAGAGACTGTCTAACTCTCTTCCCACTAGGCGTAAAGAAGTCACAGTGGTAGACACCGTTTCTTTGTTTGATTGACATACAAGACCCTCATCCTGTTCGCCAACCGCATTCACGGCTTGATTATTAATCCGTGGGCGAACTGATTCAATACAATCTGATTTCAATAGGCGGTAATCGCCACTCTTTCCATTTCTGCCGGTTCGTCCGGCGCGCAATCGGCCTGACTTAATCCATGCATAACCGGTATTCAAACTAATCTTGAGGAATGCGCAGGCCTCCTCGAGCGTAAATATTTCATCGTTCATCATTTATCCTTATCCGTCACTTTCATGCAGTAGCAAGACAGCACCATCCACGGCTTAAACCTGCCGCATAGTGGCGCTATCTTTGCTGAATGCTTATCGAGTAACTGGTGGTATGTTTGAGAATTGTTTTTGCTGCGGAGTTCGGTGAGAAGGGCTCTTGCTACATTGCGGATCGCGTTGTCTTGTTCTGCTGTCATGTCATGCCGCTTTAACTCCTTGCTGGAACTCGATATTGCAACCGACCTCATTACCCCACGAATGCCAACCTTCGGCCTGCTGACGTGCAAATAGCTCAATGCGAGGCACGTCGCCTAGTAAGCTGACCAGCAGATCGCGAAACTCTGGTGGCTTGGCGCTATGTTCAGCGCGGTGGAAAGTTTGATGCTGGCATATCGCTGCGTTAAATCGCTCTGGCAACTTGCCGCGAACCGCAAACAAACAATCTTCGCTATTGGCTCTTGTCATGTGGCCCATGCCGATTGCACTGTTCCCTTTGTGTCGATTTGTTTTGTGCCAGGTGAATCCCTTCATAGTCATCAATCTAAATCCCCATGCATCGACCACCTTCAACGCTTCGGCCGGCATCGTTGGCACCCACCACATAGCCAGCAGACAAGATTCATCAGCCAAATCCCATACAGGTAAACGGCATATATCCAATATGCTCATCGTGGGATATTTGAATGATGCTCCACGCTCGCCATCGGCTGCCTTGTCGCGATATGTCCACGGCGGATCTGCATAAATCAGCTTGTATTTATTCACGCTGCATTCCCCCAAACTTTCGATAAATCCCTAGGCCGCATCATCGATGTAGCCACATATGATTTCTCTCGGTTGATAATCTCTATGAAGAATTTCTCTTCGCTAACTTTGATTGTGTATGTGACGCCTTTCTTGGTTGGCCCATAGTCGCCGTACTTGGCTTGATGCTGATTTAGAGCAGCCTTCATAGCCGCTCTTTCTGTACGCTCTGGATTACCCTTGATGATGTGTCGCATGCATCCTCCGGCAATAAAAAAGCCGCTGGTTAGCGGCTGTTAATCTTGAGTAACTGGATGAGTCATCGGATCAGTGATGTCTGTTTTCGCCATCTATTTCTGCTCCTGTGCTGGGGTCTCTGAAAATGCAGCGCGAGAGGGTGACCAATCGCAATACGTATCCGATTCAGCATGTCCGAAAATGGCTTTACAACGACGAATATGTACGCAATCACCGCACGTTTTACCTGATGGAAGTTTCATTTTGTCCGGATCTGCTGGGTCATAATTAAGAGTTGGCATTATTCGCTCTCCTGTGCTGGGGCTGCTTCAATCATCTGGATGTAGCGTTCACGCATAGACTTTCTGCCATAGTCGCAATCATTAAATGCATGGAACATTGCGGCAGTTGGCTCAATCGGAACCAGCTTCCAACCATCAGGCAACTTGTAAGGCTCGCTTACAGGTTGTGCTGATGTAGGATGCAGTGAGCGAATTCCCTCTGCTATTTCTGATAATGTCGTTGAATACTCGAGTTGTGCATCATTCCCGAACTCAAACGCGCCGGTATCTGGATCGCTCTGACCGTGTTCGTTATCGTATGCATCGCGCTGATTCTCAACCCATTTAGCCGCCGCAATTATTCCATCACGATAAAATGAAATTGTTGGCTCAGGCTGTTCTGGTGTTACAGGTTGTGCGGGTGCTTCATCGCTAGGCAATGGAGGAAAGTCAGGAACAGTCACGCCAAACAATGCAGCTAGGGCGCGGTAATTCTGTTCGGAGTGATAGCGGCCTTTACAACGAACAAGCTTCTCGGCTGCCTTGATGATTTTGGTGATGTCTCCCTCATTCGTGATGGTAGCATCAGGCTGTTTAGGTAATACCGGTGCGCGGTACACAGGAAACCAGCGACCGTCATTAACATCGATATTTACATCTTCACCGTTAACGATATATGCCGTTCCCACCCTTGAGAGATCGCGTAATTCAGCGTCATCGGTGTAACCCACTGGATTCTTAGCTGCATTACGGAAAGCCAATAACTCTTGCGCTGCGCTAAGCGGCATCATGACTTCGCAATTTTCAATTTCGATGCAGCTTTTGATTTTTTTCTCTAACAGCTCAGTTGTTAACTTAGTCATTGCTCTGCTCCTCATACCAGTTAGCCCACGCAATACCATCATCACATTCAATTACACCGTCCGCGCCGCAATCCAAGCACTGGCATTTGTCTTCTGCATATAGCAATTCTGGGTTGCCGTAAGTGGTTGTGACTTCAATATTGCTTTTGCCGCATAAGTCACATTCAAGCCAATTTATGATTAGCTTTTTCTCTTTGCTGTTACTGTGCATCATTAATCCCCTTGCGAAGCTGGTCGGCGTACCACACGGTTCCTTTATGGAACTCCTTGTTATGTTTGATATCCATGCTCACAGTGTCTTTGAACAGTTCTGCATACATATCGACACCTTTTGCCATCCACTCACGGGTGAATGCGTCGGTGACTGGGGTTTCTGGCAATGCGTCAGGAATCACTTCTGAGTAAACGCGATCCATCGCTGATTCCCAGCCGTAGGCACAAGCAGAATAGCCATCGCTCTGGTAGCCGCGGTCTTCAACGCCACATCCCATGCCAAGATCGTGATATTCTGGCTGGTTATCGGGATTGATAACGCATTCAAGAGCCTGTTTCAGCCCCGCATTCTCAGCCGCCATATCCGCCAGCTTCTTCTCCAGCGCATCACGCTGCTGAACTACTGATTCGTATGTCTCTATTTGTAGGTTGTTCATCACAGATACCTCACATGATTCTTCCAGCGGTTCTGCGCCGCGCTATTCTTTACCTGCCATCCTTCGCGCGTGCATCCGTCATATGAGAAAAGAGCTACCCTTCGATTGCTGACTTTCAACCATTGACTCGGAAAGCCATTTTTATGGGCGTGGAGTAGAAGCATTTTTGCTTTACGATTTTTCATTAATATCTCCTAACCCATCCAGTCTCTGTATTCACCAGATGCAATAAGCTTTGCTCGGCGCTTGGCTGCGTCGATATGCTTTTGCTTCATTCCATTTGTTATTGAATCTAATGACTTGAGACTGATGGGGATTGTTTTCTTTGGTCGGGGTGGGATAAGTCGTTTTGCTTTTCGCTCTATCGAATAGATTCTGTCCCTGATTCCTTCTTTCTCAGCCCATTCCGTGGCTACGACTTTCACAACTTTGGTGTCTATGAGGACTTGGTAAATCTTTTTATTGAATTCAGGCAACCTCATTCCGAAATGCTCAGCCAACTCTGATCCTGTCGTTGGCCTTTTCCCGAGCATCCTAACTACGCTTTCCTTGAATCCTGTTGAGTTATGAGGCCGCCGATAGAATGCTAATCGGCGCATTTACACCTTCCATTGCTCCCCGAACTGGAAGCCTAGGTCAGACAAAACAGAATCCATTGCCTCAATGAACTCTGGAACCATCTCATCAAACTGGGTCATGGTTTCCTGATCACGTTCAAGCAACACATAGTGAAGACCTTCACGTTTCATGCGTGGGTCATAATTCGCAAAATACCAACCGCTTGCGCCTGTTACCCACATGCTGTATTGGCACTGAGCGATGTATTCCGGCTTGATAACGCCATTCACTCTGAAATCTAGATATACAGTGGTGGTGAACGGACACTTTATCTCTAGGCCGTAGCCATCAGAGCAAATCCCATCAGGGCTAGCCGCGGTGCGCAATGTTTCATCCTTGAACATGATGTTTTCAGTGCTAACATTTTTCCCTGCCATAAACTCGAATAAGGTTCTGGCTTCGGCCTCGTGCTCAGTACCCCATTCAAGTGGCTTACCGAAAATCTCTGGTGATTGACCAGTACAGACCTCGGCGACTAATTCCATTAGATAGCTTTTCTTCTTTTCTCCCCATCCTTTACCGCCGCGTCCTGTTGCTAAAACGGCATGGGCTCGAGATGCAGTGATCACTCCAAGTCGCAAGGCCTTCCAGTCCTCACCACCTTGCTCAGCGGTTAGCACATCAATCCCTGTGCGCTGTAGAATTAATTCAGGAGAAATCATGCGGCCGCCTTTTTATTAAGGAAATCGATAACCTTGTGAGCCTCTAGCTCGCTTAGTTCGGTTGCGTTTGAGAATGGTCTGCGGAAGATGGTTGCGCATAACGGCAAAAGGTCGTCATCCCAGTTCTTATTCATCTTGATAAGCAGATCCGTAATTGCTTTCACCGACTCGTCAGAGACAGGCGTGATATCTTTCTCCGGTCGTTCTTCCTTAAAATTGATACCTTCACCGCCGTCTGTGTTCACATAGTCGATTGCAGCATCTAGGCGCTCGCGGCGTGGCCAGTATTTTGCAGCCTGTTTGACTACGGTCTTGAGGATCATCTGCTCTTCATCGGTTCTCCATGGAGAGGACTTACCAGACTTAAAACCTTCAGAACGATCACGTATAGCGAAGATGTCCGCGATTCGCATTGTGTGTGTCAGATAATCGCCATCGTCAGTTTTAACTACACAGTAGGCCCCAACAATTTCTCCGCGCTCTTCAGTCGTCCCGAACTCGTTAAACTCATGAACCGGTGGCCTATCGATTGCTGTCCGCATGAATTTGTCATTTTTGCGGACGATTGATGACTGACACCACTTGATAGCACCTGACTGCTGAGCTATATGCATCAGCCCCATATAGCTTATATCCAGACATATACGACCTTTACGGGGAACCAGATAAGCAAGCTTTTGGGCTGGGTTAAGCGTGATACCAATTGCAGCAACGTTTTTTATTGCACTACATGTCGTGACAGGGCTATTAATCGCCACCCCAGCCAGGTAGTCATTGTTAGCGAAAATCTGCATGGCAAATTCTGACTCTCGCTTAAAGCTGATTGATGGTTCAGAGCAAATTTGTTCGAATTCAGGCTGAAGAGGGTTAATCAGGCCATATACCTGATTAATAACCTGCTGGTTACTCATGCTGCCTCCTGCATGTGTTTAAGCTCGATGGCTGTTTGGTACTGGCTTGCTGATTGGAGAATAGAGAATAGGGCGGTGGCTAATATTTCTGGATTGTCGCCGTGTTCAAGAGCTAGTTCTAATGCTTCGTGTGATAGCCCTGATAGATGGCTCAATGCTTTGATGATGTGATACTGCTTTGTTTCTTTTTCCCACGCCTCGGCCTGCTGGAGAACTAATTCACTGATCTGTTCGCTAAAGCCGCTGATGATTCTATTTAGCTCGATAATCACTGATGCATTCATGGTCTACCTTCCTGTCTCAACATATCGACTAGTTTGTCTAACCAGCTTTTACGAGGTGGTGGGGTGAAGCTGGCAGAGGTAAGGCGGTTAGATGGGTGATGCTGGATTTTTAACAAATAGTTGGTAGAGCAGCCCGATGCGGACTGCCCAGCAAGTGCAAGTTGCATATGGGCTATTCCTTGAATTTGATTAGTAGTTGATGCTTATTGCGGTGATGTTGCCTTTGGCTATTTCCGTAATGCACAACTTGGCGCATTCTTCCGGCACACCTGCGGCGATAAGGTCTTGTAGTGCTTTGTTGTTTATTGTTTTGCGGTGTTCTTTATCAGCTGCGCGGCGAGCTTCTTCATCCTTGATGCGTTTTTCTTCGGCTAATCGAGCCTGTTCCTTCTGCTCGTTTTCACGCTTAATTCGCTCTGCTTCTTCGTGAGCCTTTCGTTGCTCTTCGGCAATGGCTTGCTGTTTGTCGCGCTCGGCCTCTTCAGCGGCTTCTTTCTTCTCACGTTCGGCTCGCTGCTCCGCTTCTATGCGGTCACGCTCTGCTTGCTCTGCCTGAGTTTTCAACACAGCTTCGCGGTGGGCTGACTCTTCACGTTCTCGCTGTGCTTCCTGTTCCATAGCAAGTCGAGCTGCGTTTTCTGCAAGTCTCTTTAATTCTTCTTCGTAAGCTATCCGTTTACGCTCTTTTTCCGCTTTGGCCTCAACGGCGTCACGGTCGAACTTCTCGTTCATGAGCAAGGCCATTTCATGATCAGCTTCAATCTTCGCTGCGCGCTGACGGTCGAACTCTATATTCATTGCCAGTGCTTCTTCATACTTGGCGTTCATTTCTTCTTCGGCCTTGATACGCTCCTGCTCAGCTTCCCACTCTGTAAGTGGTCGGCGAACCTCATCCTTAAGCGCATCGAGCCGCTCACGCACTAATCGGCGGCTTTCATCAATCTGCTTTGGCAGCGCCTTTAGTTCGGCTACGAGGTCTTTACCAGCATTGTCGATATAGGTTTTCGAACGGGCAACTTTATGTGCCATAGATGCGATAGCGTCTCGGCCTTTCTTTGTCGATAAGTCCGGCACCAGACTGCGAGCCTCTTTCTCGATAGCCTCAATAAGTGGGTCTAGCTGCTCTTGGCTGGTGAAGACCGCTAGAGCATTGGTCTTCTCAATGACGACTAAATCTGTAATTGAGCTCACTGGCGATCTCCTTTGTTGGTTTCATTGCAAAACGCCTACGCTTTGCGATGAATAAGTTTGTTTAGGTGAGGTATATCAACGCTTTCTGAACATCTGGCATAAGCACAAAATTGATGGGGGGATTAGTTGGTATGATTGCCGCCTATCCTAGAAGACTTGTCATATACGGACATATGAGCTTTCCCGACTTGAACATGCCACCCTGCTCAAGTCGGGATTTTTTTTGCCCGAAATTTGGTACAAAAAAACCGCATTTAAGCGGCTGTAGTTGCTGGGGTTGACCATGCTTTATTGAATGCTTGCATAGCTTCTTCTGGGCTACTTCCTACACCGACAACTCCGGTTGGTAAGTCACCGTAAACTGCCAGCCATTTATCTCCATCCTGAGTAAGTCGCGGCTTGTAGAGTACGCTTGGTTCACGCATGCATTCGGATGTGATTTGAAAATCAGAGGCGACGTTGAAGAAAACATTTTGGAAATAACCTAGGTCGATATTCATACTTTCCTCCAGCCATAAAAAAGCCCCTAACGAGAGGGGCAAAACGTGTCATCTAACCAGAGAACAGTCATTCTCCAGTTATGAGCGGGATTGCTCACAGCAGATACTCAGTGAATACCTGCTAGGTGCATTACTCGACTTCTTCGTAACCCCAATCCAATGTTTCAAAGATGATTTCCTTCATGAAGTCGGTCTTGTCTTCATCTGTCATTTCATCCCACTCAGCGTTATCAAGTCCAAACTCTTCAATGTCTATCTCTTGACGATTACAGGAGTGAATATTTGCACCAGAGTCGAGCCACGTTTTAAATTTCTTCCCCATATCTATCTCCATTCTGGGTATAAAAAAGACCGCTAGGCGGCCTGTTAGTTTTCAAAAACTTCGTAATCTCTTTCTCTTAGCCAGTCAGCGATTTCTTCCTCACCGATTTCATCCAGCAATTCACCCTTGCCAAATTCACGAACTATTTCATTTACCTCTATGGAGCCAGCTAAATCAGCGTCTCTGATATCAATACTGAGACGTACGTTGCTTCCATATCCGATATAGTCAATTTCACCAATACTCTTTGCTTCTAACTCGATGTTTAGTGCCATGCTTCACCCCAAAGTAAAGGCCGCCTTAGCGACCTATTGTTTGTTTTCGATAGCGCCATGATTTGTTTGCTTTGCCGTCTGGATAATCATCTCAGCAAACTTATCTGACACGTTCTTGCGTATTCCAGCATTTACAGCGTTGGCAATAGCATTATCAATGTCCTTTTGGAGCGGTTTGATTTTAGCTTGCACAAGCTCTTCCATGCGTTTACCCATCAGATATTTGACTAGTGGCATTGCGTTGTAGTCGTTGCTGAAGTTGCCGCTTGAATCAACCTTCTTCTCGAGCGTTTTATCAAAACTGCGTTTAATCAGGTCGGTAACAGTCAGGCAGTCTTGTACATCACCCCACTTATCAGTAACTGTTACTTCTTTCATCAGCCAATCATCTGCAAACTGGATTGCTTTTTGTTCAATAGCCTTTTTAGCCGTCATGATTGACTCGTTGATAGCCTGATTGATTTGTACCGAGGCCTCTTTTTCTACTTTTGCTAGACAATCACGTGAAATGGCATTTTTCACACCGCTAATAATTTCATGCTTAACTTCGGCGTCCATGTCGCCATCTTCGCCAAGCCACTCTAAATCTACAGTGATATTAAGTTTCATGATTTTCTCTCTCAGTTACTCAAATTAAGGGAATGCTCTTCCCGCGAATCTACTTAGTAACGTGAACCGCTTCTTTGCGTGTATTACGGTGGCCTGCTGCGTATAGCGCGACATCAGGAAGACAACATGAACCTTCGTACTTACTCACCATGCTAGTGATCGTAACCACTTCTGATTTCATGCAAGACTTACGCTTACACAGCAATACAGCGCGTGATGGTGTAGGGCGATGCATAACCTCTGAACTTACCGACTCTTGGCTTTGTAACTCAGCTCTACGTGCACGACGACGAGCTGCTGAAGAACCTTTGAACTCTGTTCTGCGAGTCATAAATACCTCCTGAGTTAACTTTGGTGATGCGTTGCCAGATGCTTATCTTCTGGTTAGCTCGGAGGCCTGCAATTCATCGCATCCCAAAATTAACTTTGGTATATCTGGCTTTTCAGCCACGTAGGTGAATCCATCACCGTTGTTTAAAGAGCTTCCAACTTCCTGTTGGTTGGTGCGTCCTGCCGTGTTGATGGGATTAAAATTACAAGAAAAATTGTGATGTGTAAACAAGAAATATTGTATTTTTTGACATGAAAAACAAACTCCTTTGTTTTTAAAGGAAAAATAGTTTGTTTTTTTAAGGTAGGTGGGGATTTAGATTTTACAATTTCCAATGACATCACCAACAAAAGACTTAGTAGATGTCATCATTTGAATTCCAGGAGTATTCATAACCTTAGAATACAGAACCTTTTTATCTGTGGTTATGGACCATGTTTCAACGGTTATTCCACCGCCAGCTTCATACATGCCTACTATGGTATTGTTTGACATGGGGGCGTAGGACATATCCGACTTGTATCCTGAATTAATCTCAATAACAGAGGCGTTCTTTCCGTCAATAGTAAGTTTAAATACGCTACCAGTGGCACCATCTTCAATGAAATCATAGTTATCGCCACTCATAGAAGCTCTACCATGAAGGTTGTTAATGAGCCAACAATTAGCTTGTGCTGCTGATGAAAGAAGAATCGTTGCTAATAAAGCTGCCTTTGTGATCATACAAATCTGACCCTCGCCTCGACTACTACTCCAATAATTTTGCAATTACCATTTATTGGAATCATAGGCCAAGATGGGTTTAGGCCCTTCAAATACTTTTGTCCACCATCGATCACTAGCTTCTTAAATGTTGCCTCATTAGCATCAGTGAGCTTTGCTACAACTAAGCTTCCATTTTGAGGTTCTCTTCCTGTATCAACCAATACAATATGTCCTTCTGGGATGCTTTGTCCTACAGGAGATGTCATTGAGTCACCTTCCACTCTCAGCCAGAATCCATCTCCGAACATATTCGTATCGCTTTCATACCACTCATCAATATCAGTCAGATTATATGGCTCACATGCTTCAGACCACGCACCTGCGCTGACATAGCTAATTAATGGGTATTTCCCTTTTGGAACATTAGGACCAACGTAAGATACGTTCGCATCTGTTGTCCCTTTCAATAGCCAATCAATAGACACTCCCAATGCCAATGCAAGCTCAGGAAGATATCTTGGCCGTTTTGTCTTTCCGCCTTCAAGCTGCTCGATGGATTGCTGAGTCGTTCCGACTTTCTCAGCAAGCTGTGCCTGCGTGATATTAAGTGCATCACGACTAGATTTTACCCTTTTGCCAATGGTCATAATTTTGCCTCATATGAATCCATCAGATATTTACAAGAAAACCTGTAATTGACAAACAATAAAGATTGTATGAATATACAAGAAAGTTTGTTTAAGGAGGACATATGCAAACTATTTCAGAACGCCTCAAAGAGAAGAGAATTGAGTTGAAAATGACTCAAACGGAATTAGCACATAGAGCAGGTGTAAAACAACAGTCAATCCAGTTGATAGAAGCAGGTGTAACAAAAAGACCTCGTTTCTTGTTTGAAATTGCTACGGCTCTAAATTGCGATCCAGTTTGGTTGCAATATGGGTCTAAAAAAAACCAAGCCGCCTAAGTAACACCGCTCTTTCCCCAACGGACATGAAGTCCCACGTCGCTGAAAAGCGAAATCCACACAAACAAATCACTTGTGGTCATCCCACGGGCTGATCACGTCTTAATTCAATAAAGGAAATTTTAATCAATGGAACATGCAAGTTATAGCAAGCGCATCAACGAAGTGGAGACAGAACTCCGCTGCCGGATGATGCAGAAGACTAACCGAGAGTTAGCGAAGGAAGCTGGGTGGCACGAATCGAAAGTAAGTCGCCTCAATATCCGCGACATGGCAACGATGTTCGTACTGCTAGAGAAGGTATGGGAAACCAGTTTGATTCGTGAGGTAGCGCGTCAGGCTGTGGAATCGGTATTGCCACAAAAGAAAAAGTCGCCGGTGGCAGCCGACGACTCTCAGATCACTATGAACTTTTAATACTGGATCAATTCACAGGAGTAATTCTATGTCAAAACGTAGAAAAAGCAATAGAGAAGAGGAACGGCGTCAACCTGATAGCCCCGACGGGTTAATCGTAGCTGCTGCCAATAACAAGCCGTTTGCTGAGCGGTTAATTGGCGTTTACAGATTGGCCAAGGCGGGAGTGAAGAATGATGGGCGTCGTTAAGCAGTTATCTGATTACAGGCCACCACAGGAGGCCGTGGAGCAGAGAGTGGCGAGTCTTGATGATGGTTATATGCGTGTCGCCACAAGCATTGCAAAGCTTAAGCAAAAATTGAAGCTTGCTGGTCGTGAGCATCAGGTTTTTGATGCCGTTATTTTCTGCACTTTCGGTTGGAACAAGTCAGAGGACAAAGTAACAAATACCTATCTTGCAGACGCTACCGATCTGGATGATTCAGATGTAGCGGCGGCGCTAAAGGTTTTGGCTGAAAGGCGCATCATAAACCTAAGAAAAGTAGGAGGATTTAAGCTAGTTAGCGTCAACGTTAACATCAAGGAATGGCAGCTAAATAAGATTAAAAAATCACCACCTAAAAAGTTGGGCGAAACCACCCAAAATGTTGGGCATAAAAAGGTTTCAAGTTGGGCGGAATCACCCGACACCCTAAACAGTCTTACCAAAGACAATATAAAACATACCCAAACCCACGATGTGGGCTTGTTGGATGTGAGCAAAAAAACACCTCGTCAAGCAGGAACTAATCCTCGAGCATTGGGAACAAATCCACGCTCAAAATCACCGGTATTCGATCGCGAACGTTTCAAGAACAATTGGAACTGCAAAGCGGAGAAACACGGATTACCAAAAATGCGTAGTTTCACCGTCACCGTGGAGAGCGGTCTTAAGCGCCTATGGGCTTCCTACCTCAAGCAGTGCAAAGAACTTGGCAAAGAGCCAACCGATATCGACACGTTCATCAACGGGTACATCGAGTTTGGTTACAAGCCAAGTGCATGGGCATGTGGAGAGAATCCAAGTGGCAAAAAATACGGGATCGAAACGGCGTTAACTCAACGAATTATCGATGAAGTTTTGGGTAGGGAGGACTGATGGACAGTTACGATTTTGAAGAGCAGCTGATTGGCTCAATGATTATCAAAGGCGACCACGTTGATTGTCTTGAAATCTCTGGGAAGCTGCCTGTTGAGGCTTTTGCGAACTTCCATTTGCAGAACATGTACCGCGTCATCGTTGCGCTGCTGAACAAATGCGAACCGATTGACCCATTTACGGTTCAGGAAGGGGTATCGGGTGAAACTCGGGATCTGGTTTTGACCGTATCTGCTCGCTGCAAGTCTGCGGCAAACATCAAGGCGTGGGCCAAGCGTGTTCGCCAGTGCTGGATGCTGCGAAAGGGGGAGGCTGAGTTAACCAAGGCGGCTTCGTTGCTTCGTGAAGCTGGCACTCATGACCTAAACGAGCGTATCGCCGAAGTCAGCGGTATTTTGTCGAACCTGCAATTCGAAACCAATGACCGGCTGCCGCGAAAGATTGGCGACCTACTGCCGGACTACATGGATGTTCTGGAGAAACGCATGAAAGGCGCTGAGTCAGGCTTGTATCTCAAAACCGGTATTGAGCCGATGGATAACGAGTACGGGGGATTCGATCGCACTGACCTGATAATCATCGCTGGGCGACCGGGTATGGGCAAAACGGAGCTGGCGATCAACATCGGCAACTCGATTGGTCAACAGAAAGGCCGCGGCCTAATGATTTCCATGGAGATGTCAGAGATGCAGGTCGTCGAACGCCACGTTGCCGATCGCTCTGGTCTAGCTATCGGCGCACTGCGTAACCCTCTGGATATGATCCCCGAGCAGTTCACTCGACTAACAGCTGCCACCGGCATGCTTCAGGGCGAAGAGAACTATGTGCTTGATGAGGCGATGAGCGTTGACGAAATCATCTCACACGCAGAACGGTTGAACATGGACGGCGGCCTAAGCTTTGTCTCTATCGACTACCTCGGCCTGATGAAAAAGCCAAAGGCAGAGCGTAACGACATAGCGATCGGAGAGATTACACGGAAGCTCAAGCAGTTCAGTCTGCGCAGCAAAGTACCCGTTATCTTGCTTTCACAGCTTAACCGCGGCGTTGAGACTCGACCAGATAAGCGACCAACGCTGGCAGACCTGAAGGACTCAGGGGCGATCGAGCAGGATGCAGACGTGATTATCTTCCCGTACCGCGATGAGGTTTATCACGACAACAGCAACATGAAGGGGATCGCCGAAATCATCGTTGGGAAATATCGTTCTGGCCAGCCAAAGACGTTTTACATGGGATGGAAGAATGGACACTTCGTCAACATTGAACAGGATGAGGCCGCGCGCCGGTACGCTGCCAATCAGAATGACAACAAGCAAGCATCAGAGTGGAGATAGTCATGACAAGTCGTGAAGGATTTAGAGGTGACATGCAGATTGAGATAAACCAAAAAGAAATAGATTTGATTATCAAGCTTATAAAAGAGAGTTGGCTCGATGGCTTTGAAGATGCAGAGCTTGAATCAATTTACGTGAAGCTTGGAGGTGGTGAAAATGACAAGTCGTGAACAGTTTGAAGCGTGGATTAAGTCGGAAACAGATTTTGATTTATGGCGAACAAACTACCCAATGACAAAGCCAGAAGACCAGCAATACAAAGACCATTCTACTAACTTAGCGTGGATGGCATGGCAAGCAAGCCGCGAGGCGGTGGAGGTGGAACTGCCAAGCTTGAAGCAAATCGATAGCGGTGAGAGATATGTTTGGTCAGATGGTGTATTCAATTTTAAGGAAGATGCAATTAAAGAGATCCGCGCCGCTGGCATCAAGGTTAAGGGGGAGTGACATGATTTATCGTAGAGGATGGGTTCCGGTTCTGCATCGTAGTGAGTTGGAGACGAGACTAAAAGAGAACGGTTTTGAAAACTGGAAAGATATATCCCGATTTCTTTGTGAAGGTGACTCGAAAGCGGAGATTGATTATTACCTAAGCCAAGACCAATACGAATATCAAGTGGTGGATAACACCGAATGGGTGGGGCGGTGCGACGCCAAGTTATGGCAGCGACTAAACCGACTGTGGTTCGTCCCTGTATACATGCTAACAATTCCGTTTCAATGGATCATCCGCGGGAAAGTTGGCTTTGAGGTGACGTCTAAATTTGGGATGTTATGCCGGAATATAACGGGGCTTGAGTGATGCCTAATTTATCAACTTACCTAAACACCGGATTAGCCTTGATAGGCTGGACATATATCATGTGGAAGTCTGGTGAATGGATGATGCGGATAGCCCTTAAGCAATGGGATAAGCGTCGCAAGATTTCCCGAAAGCAGAAGGCGGTCAATGAGCTCTACGATGCTTTTGAGCTAGATACCATCAAGGACGGAGACCAAATGAAGATCACCACAGCTAAAGGGCTTGTAATTATGATGTATCGACAGGAGAAACCATGACCAAAAAGGTTTTCTATCTGAGAACCGAGCACATCAGAAGTCACGCCATCGAACAAATCAGAAAACTCCCGCTAGACCAATCCAAGCCATACGAAATCGAACTATCCGCACCCAAGCGCACACTTTCTCAGAATCGGAAAATGTGGCCACTCTTGCATGACCTAGCTCAGCAGGTTGTTTGGTATGGGCAGAAATACGATGAAGATGATTGGAAAGACCTCATTACCGCTCTGGTAGCCAAGACCAAAAAAGAAGAGCAGCGAACCGCACCGGGTATCGGCGGCGGCGTTGTCATGTTTGGCCAGCGCACAAGCAAGATGAGAGTAAGCGAGATGATTGATGTTATTGAGGCTATCTATTGGTTCGGCTCGGAGCAGAGCGTGAAGTTTAGTGAAGAGTCATCAGCGGTAATGCGCTGGGCTCAACAACACAACAGGAGTTCAGCAGCATGAAAGCAATAAGCATCAGGCAGCCGTGGGCTTGGCTAATAGTCAATGGCTACAAAGATATTGAGAATCGCAGTTGGCGAACTAAATACCGCGGCCCTGTACTGATTCACGCATCACAGGGAGTTAAGTCTATCGAGTACGTCAGAGCGTGCAATCTCATTCACCAAAAACTCCGTGAGCATGGGATACCGCTTCCACCAATCGATCAACTACAGACCGGTGGCATTGTTGGCATTGCGACCATTACCGACTGCGTAGAAGACAGCGATTCTCCATGGTTCTTCGGTGAGAAAGGCTTTGTACTGGCCAATGCCAAAACACTGCCGTTCATCCCGATGAAAGGTAGGTTGAGCTTCTTTGAGACTGGAATCGAGCCGCTGCTTGTATCAAGCGCCGACCCCGAGCCACCGGAGGCCGCATGAAGAAAACAGTTATTTCATATGCAATCGCATACTGCATAGCAAGCACACAGAAAGAATCTTCGAAGATTGGATTATGGGAATCAGCGCCAAAAACATTTATTGACCATTACAACAGGAATGAACCATGGCGGGATAAGAAAAGAAAACCATGGAGGCGCAGATGAAGCGAACGTGGTTCACACACGAACCCATGACCACAGAAGAAGCTAATCAACTACTCGATAGATACAAAAACAACGGAGTGCAGGCCACTAAATCACTATCAGCAGACAATCGTCATTGGTTCGTTCAAGCACTTCTCCCTGAATCAAATTACCTACCTAATTCAAAAATACAGACATCCAAAATCTGGAGATAAACATGGCTAACCTTCGGAAAGAAGCCCAAGGCCGAGAATGCCAAGTGCGGTTGCCCGGCATATGTAACGGCAATAGCGAAACGGTAGTACTAGCTCATTATCGAATGGCTGGATTGTGCGGCGTAGGGATGAAGCCTAACGACTTATTCGGCGCTTGGGCATGCTCAGCGTGTCACGATGAAATAGACCGCAGGACAAGGCGCACAGACGCTGGTGAAGCGCATATGGCACATCTTGAGGGCGTAATACGAACTCAGGCCGCGCTGATTGCAGAGGGAAAGCTAAAACTATGAGGGAATACAGGCTAACGCTGCCGTACCCGCCGAGCCTAAACACATACTGGCGACACGCAAGGCAACGGCACTACATCAGCGAGAAAGGCACAAAATACCGACAAAACATTATCACTATCATCCAGCAACAAAACCTCGATATTCACACCACCTCCAGACTCAAATTCTCAATCACTGCCCACGTACCAGACAAACGCCGCCGAGACTTAGACAACTTGCAAAAGGCTGTCTTTGATTCGCTTGTGCATGCTGGATTCATGGAAGACGACGAGCAGATTGATGATTTCAGGGTTCGGCGCGGTGAGCTAGTGAAGGGCGGCAAGCTGGAAGTGGTCATTACCGAACTGGAGGAAGCGTGATTAAACCAGAACACAACAAGCAAGCGGCTAGCATCTTCAGCGCCGTGTTCATGATGCCCGGCTTACGGTTCCTACGTCGATCGCTTAGGGCTCGTTATTGCTATGCATTGATACAGGGCGATCGCTATTTAGCTTTGGTAGATAAGGGGAAGCTATGAATGCCGAAATCCGAACCATACCCGACATGCTAGTTGACACATTCGGCAATCAGAGCGAGCTAGCACGACGCTTACACATCAACAGAGAAACCATATCCAAATACCTCAACGACAAAGAGGCCAAGCACCACGCAATAGTGAATGGCGTATTCATGACAGCTCGCGGTGATATTGGGAAGAACAGGTGGGGTAAGCGATGAATATAAGGCAGTTGGAACTCACCAAAGAGCAGCATGATTGGGTTAATAGCTGGCTGGAACTGTGGGGTGCATGGGTTTACTCAGGTAGATTAGAGAAGCGCATGAGTAGTGTTATAGCTCAATACATGGCAACCGTAGAGCCAAGCGGAACACCGACGCGCCCAATGTGCAATGATGATGATGGAATGTTGATTTCTCAGGTCGTAGATTCCTCTCTCAAAATTGACAAAAAAGCCTTCGGCATTCTGCTTAGCTACTACGCGCATGGTTCTTCTAAGCGAGCCATTGCATCTTACTATCACGCCACTGCAAAACCTCGCAAAATCGACCGAGGGCGTCTTGGTGAAGGTTGGAGAAAACCATCACTAGGAACCTGCCGAAATGAAATCGACGAGATACTAAAAGCAACGCTATGGATTTTGTACGCGCCACTCGATATTGCATTTAAAAACCGTAAACGTGTGGCTAAGATTCAAAAAATAGCGTGATACATGCTTGACTTTGTATTATCCATTTAGCCATAATAAGAGGGTAAGGTGTCGATAGTGTGTCTTAAGCATGCTTCGGCACTTTTTCTATTCAGCACGTCACTCAGCGAAGAAGGGTAAACCGGAGCGCTTGGTGTGCTGCACAACTGCATGAGTATTGATTCGATAACCTCCAAGGCTCAACGATGTGGTGCTTGGCAGTGCTCATGACAGTTGTGGTGAATGCGCAGGCTGATGCGCGTGGAACAGCTACTCATTGAAACGGTAGTTATGCCGGAGAGTCAGCACCGGCCACCACAATCCCAATTTCAAAGCCCTAGCCTAACCGCTGGGGCTTTTTGCATTTAGCGTCATCCAAAACCAACCAACCGCACTCACACATCCTCTAGATTGGCATGGATACGGGTGACGCTATTCCCTACAAACAATATAAGCGCCGTTCCCTGCGGGGAGGTGGATATGCGTATGCCATGGAAAAATGAACCAAACATCATTTCCATGCTTATTGCCTTTGGTATGACTCTCATCGGAGCCGTGGCCAGTTACTCATTCAAGGTTTTGAACGGTGAGGCATTTAGCTGGAGAACATTAGTACTGCAGATAATTGTCTCCATCTTCTCAGGGATGATCATGATGATGTCTGCTTTGCATTATGGCTGGTCTGCTGAGGTGATTGGTGCCGCATGTGGCATGGCCGGATGGTCTGGGGCCTCGTTAATTAAGGCCATTGAGCGCCGAATGTTAAACAAAGCCTCTGGAGGCATTGATGCGAGCAAGTGAGAACGGCATCAACCTAATAAAGCGGTTTGAAGGCTGCCGATTAACTGCATATCAGGATAGCGTCGGCGTATGGACCATTGGCTATGGATGGACGCAACCGGTAGATGGAAAACCTGTTGGCAAGGGCATGACCATCACCCAGCAGAAAGCCAATCAACTGCTAACTGAAGGCGTGGCTCAATATGAGAATGGCGTAACCAATCTTGTGACTGTGCCGCTTAATCAGAACCAGTTCGATGCGCTCGTCGATTTCGCTTACAACCTCGGCGTGAATGCGCTAAAGGGCTCAACCCTGTTGAAGAAAATCAATGCTGGCGATTACGCCGGTGCAGTTAACGAGTTTACTAAGTGGAATAAGGCAGGCGGTAAAGAGTTGGCGGGTCTAACGCGGCGTCGTGAGGCGGAGAAATCTCTGTTCCTGTCATGAGTAGAATCACTACCGCCCTATTAACTTTTCTCGCACTACTTGCAGTAGGCATTGGTGTCCTTTGGCACAACAACGAAAAGTTGAACCAGACAGTTAGCGATCTGGACGCCAGCCAGAAGAGCGCAGAAACCATCACTAAAAATACTCTGACAACTGTCACTCTATTCAACCAAATCTCCGAGGCTAACCAGAATGCAAAATTTCAGGTCGCACTGGAGTCACAGGGAGCCGAGAATGACATCAAAGCTGCTGTTGCGAATGATGATTGCGCTAATCGGCTTATTCCTCCTGATGCAGTTAAGCGGCTGCGAGAATACGCGGACGGTATACGTTCAGGCTCCAATAATTCCGCTACCTTCTAATCTGACTGCTGAAACACCGAAACCAAAAGTGCCGAACTCAATGTCATGGTCAGATAGCCTTCTACTGAATACGCGGCTTTATTCAGCATTAGAGCAGTGCAATCTGGATAAGGCCGCGATCAGGAAAATCGAATTATCAAGAACCTCTCAGTAATGCCCATGCCGATTTACCTGTTTTTTAGAAACCAGTGATAGGATGCTGATACTACAGGTGATATGAGACCGGGTGAGCGCAATGATTACGGTAAGCGAAGTATATGATGCAGGTAGTAAGTATTTCGAGGGTGGGAATTTCTTTGTCGAGATACGCAAAATGGCATCCGATTCGTTCACGAGACCATCGTTGATGGGCAGGCGCAGACCGAAAGCCATTTTCTTCAGCGTAATTTGGAAGAAATCTCAGTACCAGAATTGTTAGGCTTTGGGTCAACTGAGGAACCTAAGTTCAAGGAAATCTAACCGCCTCATGGCGGTGTTTTTACAGGGCCCATCGATACGCTCATGTTAGGTCATATCCACTTTCGAGGATAAAATAAAAATATCCCCGATCGCGGATAAAGAGGTGCCAATGTCCGATACCTACAAAATCACGATCACCACCACATCGAAAGAAACCTTCACTGGCCTCATGAAGCGTAGCCAGCCCGAAATCATTAACGGTTTCGTAGCGCTGGCGACCGATACAGGCGAGTGGCGTTATTTTCGACCGGATAGCGTGGAGCAGTTCCACTTTGTGCCGGTGGTAGAAGTTATTATGAATGTTGGAACACAATAAATTTAGATAAAGTCATGATTTAATGCATTTATTTTGATTATGAAAGTTTTATTATTTCATATATTCCTCAATAATTGGGAAAAAAGGTGCGGCAATACTTACGTGTGCACCTAAAGATTTGATAAATGCAGCGTAAGAAAATTTAAAACTTTCTACACTTTGCCTTTCGCGAAGTTGTCGTATTGTTGGCGATATTCTTTCGAAATCTCTAGGTGGAACGTTATCTTTAATAGTTAACTCCATGTCATCTATTTTGCGAAGATAACTGACGTCGTTGACAAATGAGGCATTAGAAAAATTGTTATAATTACTTCGTTCTAGGTATGCCCCAATATTCATGTTCCTTGCCTGTAGCCCACTAAAATCGTTGTGGTCAGAATCGATTAAAATCACTCCACAGGATTTATCACCTTCTAAGATATCTTTTGACCTGCTCATATAATGCTCCACATATGATGAATGGCAAATCATACACAAAAGGTATGTATGACAGATTAATAGCAAAAAAATAATACTCTACTAAGGAGTAGACATGGCACTCACAGACAAACAAGAAATGTTCTGTCGCGAGTACCTCATCGATTTAAATGCCACACAAGCGGCTATTCGGGCGGGGTACAGCGAAAAGACTGCAAACCGTACCGCGTCCGAAAACATGTCAAAACCTGACATTCAATCTAGGATTGCCGAACTGAAAGCCCAACGCAATGATCTGGTTGGCATTAATGCGACCTATGTCTTAAAGAGGCTCGTTGAAATCGACCAAATGGACGTTCTCGATATCCTTACCGACTCAGGGGAACTGAAAGCGGTCAGAGATTGGCCTCTGACATGGCGAACCACACTATCCGGCATGGAAGTCATGGAGATGAGTGCCGAAGGCAATACAGCGGCGCTGCTTAAGAAAATCAAATGGCCTGACAAGGTGAAGAATCTTGAGTTGCTAGGTAAGCACATTGACGTCAGCGCCTTCAAAGAGATGGTTGATCACAAATCATCAGATGGTTCTATGACACCGAAGCCAACAACCATTCGTCTGGTAGGAGTTGACCCAGCCAATGGAAAATCAAGTTGACCTACAAATACCCGCCAAGTTAGTCCCAGTCTTTGCTAAGGAAGGCGTCAGATATCGCGGCTCCTATGGTGGTCGAGGTTCTGCAAAAACTCGAACCTTTGCTCTGATGAGTGCGGTTAAGGCATATCAGGCAGCTGAGAGCGGAATAAGCGGTGTAATTCTTTGCGCTAGAGAGTTCATGAACTCCCTTGAAGAATCATCGATGGAAGAGATCAAGCAAGCTATCCGCTCTGTTCCATGGCTCGATGATTATTTCGATATAGGCGAAAAGTACATCAGGACTAAAAACAAACGTGTTAGCTACGTGTTTTGTGGTCTGCGGCATAACCTCGACAGCATCAAATCAAAGGCTCGAATACTGATTGCATGGGTAGATGAAGCTGAATCAGTATCATCGACGGCATGGAAGAAGCTACGTCCTACGGTTCGTGAAAAAGGCTCTGAGATTTGGGTTACATGGAACCCAGAAAAAGACGGCAGCGCGACAGATAAGCTGTTTAGAAAGAATCCTCCCAAAAACTCCATGTTTGCCGAGATGAACTACGGAGACAATCCATGGTTCCCTGAGGTCCTCGAGGAAGAAAGGCTAGAGGACTTAGAAAACCTTGATTACGCTGATTATGCGTGGATCTGGGAAGGTGCCTATCTCGAAAATTCAGATAAGCAGGTACTGGCCAACAAGTACGTTGTCCAGAGTTTTGCTGATGATCTTTGGCAGAAGGCTGAACGCTTGTTGTTTGGTGCTGACTTTGGTTTCGCGAAAGACCCGAACACACTTATCCGAATGTTCATTCTTGATAGCAATCTCTATATCGAATATGAAGCCTATGGCAATGGCGTAGAGCTTGATGACATGTGGAAGTTCTACGCTGGTAAGGACGGGGCTAAGCCAAAGCAACTGGAAGAGTGGAAAGTTACAGATGAAGCAAAATTCCCTGGTATTCCAGAGGCGAGAAAGTGGCCTATTAAGGCTGATAACTCGCGACCAGAGACAATAAGCCACATTAAAGGGCAGGGGTTCAATATTTCTGCTGCGCAAAAATGGCAGGGCAGTGTTGAGGATGGCATTACATGTCTGCGTGGATTCAAGCAGATAATCATTCACCCACGCTGCAAAGAAACTGCAAAAGAAGCCCGTCTTTACTCGTACAAAACAGACCGGATCACCGGCGAAGTTTTGCCAGTCATCGAAGACAAAAACAACCACTGCTGGGATGGAGTTCGTTATGGCTTAGATGGCTATATCAAACGCAAAACTCAGTCAGCAGGAATGATGATCCCAAAAAGGCTTCTAGGCAGATAGCGATAATAAATCTTCTACGGACACTCCATGAACGACAAACTACAGCTAGCCGTCAATCACGCCATGACGGATGTAAGGATGGCGCGTGCCCGTATGGGGCTACTACTAAATCCAACGATGGGACTTGATGCAAAGCGAAGCTCAGCGTGGTGTGAGTATGGCTTCAAAGAGGACTTAACCTTTGATGACCTCTACAAGCTCTACCGTCGCGGCGGCATTGCTTTTGGTGCCGTTAACAAAATCATATCCCACTGCTGGAAGTCTAATCCGCAAATCATCGAAGGCGATAAATTCGATAAAGCGAAGAAAGCTACAGCGTGGGAAGGGAAGATTAAACCGGTATTCACTAACAGACTCTGGAATGGCTTTGCTGAGGCTGATAAGCGTCGCTTGGTTGGCCGGTGGTCTGGGATATTGCTACACATTCGTGATAGCAAGGCATGGAATCAGTCCGTCACGAAAGGGAAGGGGCTAAAAAAGGTCACTCCTGTATGGGCTGGGGCTTTAAAACCTTACTCGCTGGATACTGATATCAACTCAATCACATACGGTCTACCCACTATGTGGGAATACACCGAATATCTCTCAAATGGTGGGAGTCGTAGAGTCCAGATTCATCCTGACCGCGTGTTTATTCTTGGGGACTATTCCGACGATGCCATTGGATTCTTGGAGCCTTCATATAACGCTTTTGTCAGCCTTGAGAAAGTTGAAGGTGGGTCTGGTGAATCTTTCCTCAAGAACGCCGCTAGGCAGTTGAATGTTAACTTCGAGAAAGAAATTGATTTCAACAATCTCGCCTCTCTCTATGGGGTTAGTGTTGATGACCTACAAGAGAAGTTCAATGAAGCTGCTAAAGAAGTAAACCGTGGAAACGATGTGATGCTCACCACACAGGGGGCAAGCGTAACGCCGCTGGTTACTTCGGTAGCTGATCCATCACCAACCTATGACGTAAACCTCCAGACGGCAGCGGCAGGTGTTGATATCCCTGCCAAGGTTCTTGTCGGTATGCAAACTGGTGAACGAGCAAGCACTGAAGACCAGAAGTATATGAATGCTCGCTGTCAGTCACGCAGAGAGCGGGAACTTTCATACGACATTGAAGACTTCACTGACAAGCTAATCGAACTGAAAATTATCGATCCGGTATCAGAGAAAACCGTCATCTGGGATGACCTAAACGAACAGTCATCATCTGACAAGCTTGATAGCGCGACCAAAATGAGCGAAATCAACCAAAAGGCGGTATCCACTGGAGAGCCTGTTTTCTCTCGAGACGAGATTAGAGAGGCCGCTGGGTATGAATCAGATGAAAATGACCCACTAGGTGAGGAAATCGACGATGGCGAAGAAAGCAAAGTCGGCGATCCTACCCAGTAATAAACAGGACCCGACCGGGGTTGATAGGCTAGAACGTGGAGCCATGCGAGATTTTTCAAAGCGCATGAAGCTAATCACCAAAGGCTATATACAGATACTGAACCGAATCCCCGCATCACCCGCAGTTAACCAACGATACGCATTCCAACTAGACCAAGGCCTCCTATCCATGCTTCTACAGAATGGAGAGAGGATGGTGGATGAAATATTGCTTCAGGGTGGAGAGCTAAACCTGTGGTTCTTCGATCAGTATGTCGAGGTGGCATATCAGCGCGGTACCGCTCAAGAGTTTGCAAACCTATCCCAGCAATCACCGGCCTATGCCGCAGGGCAAAATAGCGTTCAAAGCATTCTGATGAGTGAGCCATACCAACTAAGGCTTGTATTGGTTCGGGCTCGCGAATTTGAAGAGATGAAGAACCTAAGCGCTCAAGTTAAAGCTGACATGGCACGGATACTGACTGATGGCATCGGGCGCGGCCTTAATCCCAAAGAGGTTGCCAGAAACTTAACAGCTCAAACTGGCATTGAGTCCCGTAGAGCCAATCGCATCGCCAGAACAGAAATCACTACGGCTTTAAGAAGAGCCCGTATGGATGAGGATGATGACGCTAAGGCCAACTACGGCATCCAAACAATGCAGCTTCACATCTCAGCGCTGAGCCCCACAACTCGCCGCACACATGCAGCTAGGCACGGGAAGCTTTATACAACAGATGAGCAGCGTGACTGGTGGTCTAAAGATGCCAACTCAATTAACTGCAAGTGCTCCACTGTAGCTGTGCTGGTAGACGACAAAGGCGAGCCATTATCAAACACCGTAATCGAACGAACGCGGAAGGAATACACCTCCATGAAGGCAAGAGGATTAACCGATGACAATGCAGGTTAACGTCACAACAAAGGTCAACAGTCAGGCTATTAGGCGAGAGAATTACAACGGTCGCGATCACCTAATCCTCCCTAGCTATACGCTGCCTGCAAATGTGGTAATGAATGGCGGCCTATATCCAGAAAGCGAAATTGATGCTCACTACACTGGCCTTGAAGGGACGCTGGCACCACTAGGCCACCCAATGGTTAATGGGCAATTTGTATCAGCATTTTCTCCTGAAGGGTTAAACATCGGCTACGTAGGTGCTTGGAACCGCAATGTTAAGAAGGCAGGAAACCGTATTTACTTAGAAAAGTGGGTAGATATCGGTAAGGCCGAGGAGTCCGAAGGTGGACGAGAGCTTTTAGAGCGCGTAGCTGCCATTGAGCGCGGCGATGATGTTCCACCTATCCACACAAGTGTTGCCGTATTCCTTGATCAGGTTGAAGCAAACGAAGAACAAAAAGCACTAGGTGCTGATTGGGTCGCCAAGATTAAAGCCATGGATCATGACGCAATCTTACTTCATGAAGTTGGCGCCGCAACGCCTGAACAGGGCGTTGGGCTAATGGTTAACGCTGACCTAGCGACGCCAATCAAGGCTAATTCTGGTGCGTTGGTTGGTGAATCATATCGCGAACGAGAAAACCGAATAGACCGCGCAGTAAGAGACAAATTTGCATCTGGCCCAGATGAATATGCGTGGGTTGCTGACTTCACTGACTCGCAAGTTGTGGTCGTCAGAAACGGCAGTAAGGCCGAGGTCTTCGGCTATAAAAGCGATGGTGGAAAAATCACCTTTGATGAAACCGGCTCACCGGTAGTCCGGCAAGAGTCTTGGGTAGCTATTGCTGTCAATAAATTCAAATCATGCCTCAACCAGCAGGATAAACCTGCAACAAATACAAACCAAACGGAGGGCGACATGCCTTTAACCAAAGAAGAACTAGAGACAATCGGCAACATGATTGGTGAGGCAGTGGCGACTAATACCGAAAAGGCTATCAAGCCTCTTGCGGATAAGGTTGATGCTCTGCAAGCCAATCAAAAAGAGCTATCAGACTCTCTCACCGCAAACGCTCGAGCAGAAGAGACGACCAAGCGAGCAGCAGTGGCTAAAGTCCATGGCGAGATCGTAGCAAACGCACTGTCTGGTGAGGCATTGGACAGCATGTTTAAAAACTTGGGTGATGCGGCACCGCTGGCCGGAAACTCAGCCAACAACCCAGCAGAAACCGGCGCACCAGTTGCCGATCAATACTTCAAGTAAGAGGGGATTCAAATGGCTTCTCGCTATCGCCGTGTAAACATTGACGGCAAGTCTCTGTATAAAACCGAGACACGAACCACTGCCGCGGCCTTATTGCCGGGTACCGCTGCAATTATCAATAGCTCTGGTAAGTTTGCTCAGGCAACAGCTTTAACTGGTCGAATCTACATTATCGACTGCGCCTATCACCAAGGTTTAGGCATTCGTGATGCTGTCCCATCAGGTGATTCTGCCGTAGGAAACTACGTAGAAGAAGGCCGTGAACTTGCCCTCCTGTGTGTTGCAGGAGCCTATAAAAAAGACTCTCCGATCAAGCTTGGCTCTAATGGTCAATTTACTCTGGCAACCGCTGACACTGATTCAGTGATCGGCTACAGCCAAGATGAAGCAACTATTGCTGCAAGCTCTACTGATTTCATTCGCGTTCGTATGCGCGTTGGCACTGTTGCAGCGTCTGGCGCTGGCGCATAAGGAAGGATAAAACATGTATTTCTCTAAAGAGACATTGGCAGCAAACAGCCGCCTCGGCGGTCATTGGAATGAGTTGTGGGCTAACCGAAACATCTGGAACCAGCAGCAGAAAGGAATGATTGCAGCTAACCGCTCGGTAATGACGCCGGAGATGCTGGCATGCAATGCGGTAAGTGGTTTTGCCCGAGAGTTCTGGGCTGAAATTGATAACCAGATTCTGCAAATGCGTGACCAAGAAGATGGTATGGAGATCATCAACGACCTAATGGGCGTTCAGACGATCTTACCGGTTGGTAAAACTGCGAAGCTTTACAATATGGTCGGTGAAATTGCTGATGACGTTTCAGTTAGTATTGATGGTCAAGCTCCGTTCTCCTTCGACCATACAGAATATAACAGTGACGGCGACCCGATCCCTGTGTTCACTGCCGGTTATGGTGTGAACTGGCGTCATGCGGCTGGCATGAACTCGGTAGGCATTGATCTGGTTCTTGACTCACAGCAGGCCAAGCTTCGCAAAGTTAATAAACGCCGTGTTGCCTATTATCTTTCTGGTGACGCAAACATTCAGGTGCAGGGATACCCAGCACAAGGAATGAAGAACCACCGCCATACGCAGAAAATCAATCTTGGTTCTGGTTCTGGCGGTGCCAATATCGACTTAACCTCAGCAACTCAGGCCCAGCTGATTGAGTTCTATGGTAAGGGTGCCTTTGGTTCAACTGCTCGCAAAAACAAAGTCGCGCAGTATGATATCCAGTGGGTTAGTCCTGAAATTTGGGCTAACTATGCACAACCATATGTAGTGAATGGCGTCATTACTGGTACTGTTTTACAAGCTATTTTGCCATTTGCACCAGTGAAAGAAGTACGACCAACCTTTGCGTTATCTGGCAACGAGTTTATTGCATACCAACGTCGCCGCGACGTGATTTCTCCGCTGGTAGGCATGGCTCAGGGGGTAGTTCCTCTGCCGCGTCCGCTTCCAAACGTTAACTACAACTTCCAGATCATGTCCGCAGAAGGTCTGCAAATTACCGCAGATGATCAAGGTCTTTCTGGCGTAGTCTACGGCGCTAATCTGGCATAAGGGGGAATCATGGCTAAGTACGAAGTGATTCGCCCTTGGTTTGGCGTAACGATTGGTGACGTAGTCGAGTTGGATAACTTGCATCCAGCATTGAAGTCAAATGTCCGACTGATGCGCGGTGAAGCTGGGATGGAGTTAACTCCAGCAACACCAGAAGCTGGTATCGGAACAAAATCTCGTAAGGAGATTATCGCTAGTCGCTTGACCGAATTAGGGGTTGAATTCAAGGGAAACCTAGGTGCAGAGAAACTAGGAGAACTTTTGCCGGAAGGTGAGCTAAGCGAACTTTTCCCAACTGAATAAACGCCGCGAAAGCGGTTTTTTTATGCCCTGCATCTGTGGGGCTTTTTCATTCTGGAGCCAACATGGTAACCATCGAACAAGCCAAAGAGTATTTGGATTCTGTCGGGATTACGCTTCCAGACTTCATCCTGCAAGCGCTTGTTGATCAAGCTAACAGCATTCAAGACTGCTTAGACTCCCACTATCCAGCATCTACGGCTCTGCTGATTCAGTTGTATTTGATTGGGCTGATGGGGCTTGCTCAGGGGGATAAATACATTAGCTCTCAGACAGCGCCAAGCGGTGCATCTCGTTCTTTCAGATATCAGTCATTCGCTGACCGCTGGAAAGGCTCGCTATCGCTTCTCACTGGGCTTGATAAGTTTGGTTGCACCAATGGCGTTCTTCCTCCTGATCCAACCGTATCAGCTTATGCTGGCATCTGGATTGGCAAGGGTGGATGTATGTGCGGGAGTTAGTCATGACATGGTTCTCTGTAGAAGAGCGTAGCCCCAAGCCATTCGCGCGTGTATGGGTTCGCACAGATACCGGACGTGAAACCACCGGTTATGTGAACAGCTCCGGTGAGTGGGTGATTAACTGCAAGCGCATTCGTGATAGCGGCGCGAAAGTTGAGAGGTGGCGAGAATGACAGCAACGGCCAACTGGAGCTACACGGCTGAGGCCACTATCTGGCGTAGCCTCGGAACTGATGAATGGAATAAGCCATCATTCGCTGCACCTATCACTATTGCATGCGACTACGGAGGCGACTCTAAACGCGGTAACGCTGATGTTGGCCGTGAATTCGTGGTGAAAGATACCGTCTGGACTGAGTACGCAGAAACTAAAGAGGGTGACTACCTGCTGATCGGAGTTTCTACCGAGGCCAACCCCATCGACGCCGGTGCCGATGAGATTAAGCACATCATTCGCTATGCGGACACATTTGATCGTGTTGCTGATGACTATGCATTGATAACCGGAGTCTGATATGGGCGTTAAGGTGAAGGGGCTTAAACAGGCTAAGGCTAACTTTGACCATTTGATTGATGACGTAGTCGGGAAAAAGGCGGTAAGGGCTACATATCGGATCCTGTTTATCATAGGGACTCAGTCATCTATTTACACTCCGATCGACACATCCACCCTCATAAACTCACAGTTCAGGGAAGTGAAAGCAGGAAATAAAATCATCACTGGTCGAGTTGGTTATTCTGCTAACTACGCGGTGTATGTTCACGACCCGAACGTGAAGCAGAACTTCAGGCGCTCTACCGCTAAAAAAGAATTTCTTAAACTTGGTGCTGATGATTCTAAGGGGCAAATCGATAGGGCAGTTGCTGAGGAGATGAGCCTATGAGTACGCCAGTATTCATTAAGTTTCGTGAGTGGCTAGAGGTAGCTGGTCTAGTTGACGGATACAAAGTGCAGATGGTGCAGTGGGTAGAACAGAAGAGTGACACTGGAAACATGAGATACATTGTATTTCAGCCAAATGGTGGCACCCCACGCGTTAAAGACCTGAGTGCTGATGATAATGTTCAGGTTGTTCTCGTTAGCGCTAAGAATGACGCTCAGACTGTAGTTCAGCGTGCACAGGACATTCTAGATTATGTGACAGACAGCCCTGAGGACTCTTGCCTAAATTCAGTCTTCAATCTCGGCGGGATGCCAACGCCAATACCCACAGAAGAGGGAAGAACGGTCATCAGGCTTCTATTCCGCTGCACTGCATAACAACATTCAAAACTAACAGGCTGCCTTATGGTGGCCTTTTTTATTTCCAACAAAAGAGGTAAGTCACCATGGCAGATTGCCAGAATGATTACGGGAAGTTAATTGGCCGCGTCGCTATTCTGCGTCTTGCCGAAGGCTGCCCAGATACAGTCCCAGAACAATCAGAGTTCGTACGCATGGGCGCTCTGACCACCAAGTCAATCGACTATTCAATGAACACTGTTACTTCTGAGGCTGATGACACGAAGGGTCTGGTTGAGAACCTTGTTACCAATATGGATCTGACGATCAGCTTTGACGGCGAGTGGCGTAAGCGCGATAAGCCAACTGACTTTGGCCCAATCAAACTATCCAAGGAGCTATTGGCAGAAACCAAATCTGGCCGCCAGCCTACTTACTGGGTTCAGTTTGATTTCACCGGTGAAGACGCCGTAGTTCTCCAAGGCTATATGGCTGCGACTTCATGGTCTGGCGAGTTCGGGGCATCTGACATCGCAACTTATTCCGGCGAGTTCAAGGTGGCTGACGCTGATACTGTCGAATATCTGGAGGAGGAAGTTCCTGTTACGGGTGTAACTGTCACTCCGACCAGCGGGAGTGTTGCCGTTGGCGCAACGACCACATTTACGGTTGATGTAGCTCCTGCTGGCGCAACCAATAAAGCATACACGGTAACGTCATCCGCACCATCAAAGGCGACGGCAACACTGTCTGGAACCACGGTAACGGTAACTGGCGTGGCGGCTGGTACGGCAAACATTACTGTCACCACAACAGACGGAGCAAAGTCTGCGGTTTACGCGGCAACAGTAACTGCTTAGTAAGCACTACAGAGGGTATCGATGATGCCCTCGATACTGCTCACAAGGAATTCACATGACACCGATCACCGACATTGGCGAAATGCTTATTTCAGACCGTGAGAGAGACTATTTCTTTCGGCCTTCCCTAGTTGCTATGGCAAGAATCGGATCCCCGTCTGAAATAGTCGCTGCACACGCAACCATGAATGGATTTGAGGTTTTTAGGCTAATTTCACAAGCCTCTGATGCATGGGGAAAGGTCCCTGAATGGCTGTTAAAAACAATAAAGACTCCCGTATATGGCCGCCCCGTCTTGGCTACAGCAATGAGCATAATGCAGGCGTGCTGTGACGATGATTTAACCTCGCTGATCGGAGAGTGGAGACCCGGTAAAAAAGGTGTCGTCTACCACAAAGGGAAGATGGGGATCGGGGAGATAATCATCATTGCGCGTGAGCTAATTGAGCATGGCGTTATCGGTAAGGCCAAGCTTAGAAAGCTACAAAAGCATGAAAACAAAGATGAGTATTCCTCAGAGTTTCGAGTGGTCGATTATATAAATGCGGCGCGGGCTCATTTCAATATGCCTAGAAGCGAAGCTGAACAGCTAACCATGACAGAGTTCCAGCTCATGCTTAAAGCTAAATACCCAGAAGAGAAAGGATTCACGAAGGAAGAGTATGACGCGGTGATCGACTCGGATGATAAACGGACTGCTGAATTACTCTCTGGTCGCCGAAGGCTGGTCAAATCTAAGAAGTTACCGGCTAAGGCCGCTTAATGTCACAACCTGCTCCGGCAGGTTTTTTTATGTCTGGAGATCGTAATGGCAAGCGAGCAGGAAGTCGGGAATATTATTTACACCGTCCAGATGGATGTTGCTGGACTCATTGCCGCTCAGCAGAAAGTAAATGACCGCCTGGATAAGATGGATGGACAGTTTGCGAAAACCGGTAAGGCCGCGGATAGCACAAGTAAATCATTTGCATCGTTAACCAAAGTTGCTACTGCGTTGACTGCTGCGCTTTCGGTTCGTGAAATTGCAGCCTATGCCGATGCGTGGACAACGGTTAACAACAAGCTGGCAAACTCAGTCCGTGTTGGTGAGCAATTAACTTCTGTAACCCAGCGAGTATTCGATATCTCTCAAAATACCCGCGCCAGTTTAGATGCGACTGCATCACTCTATGCAAGGCTTGAAAGGGCAACGCGTAGTTATGGCACTAGTGCAGAGGATTTAACCCGTCTAACCACAATCATAAACCAAGGTTTTGTTGTTTCCGGCGCCACGGCAGAAGAAGCAAGCAATGCAGTAATTCAGTTATCTCAAGGTTTGGCGGCTGGTGCATTGCGTGGTGAGGAATTTAACTCTGTAACAGAACAGGGGAGCCGACTAGCAAACGCGCTAGCTGATTCACTTGGAGTAGATATTGGGCAACTTCGTGCAATGGCCGCCCAAGGACAGTTGACGACTGACGTTGTTGTTAATGGTCTTCTTTCGCAAGGTGACGCGATCGGGCGCGAGTTTTCCAACACGATTTCCACGATTGGACAGTCTCTGACGATAGCGGGAAACAACTTAACCCAGTTTATTGGTAGTTCAACAACCGTCCGTGCTTCTGTCGCAATCTTCAATGATACGGTTGTTACCCTGAGTGAAAATCTTGACTCATTCTCTACTGTCGTGATCGCTGTTGCGGCTGTAATCGGCTCTCGATATGTCGCGGCTCTGACTATGGCGGCCGCAAGCCAGTTGAAAGTGGCGGCCACTGCGTTTACCGCCTCAACATCACTTTCTGCGTTTGGCGCGGCGACTGGTGTAGCTCGTAGTGCACTAGCTTTGGTTGGTGGCCCTATTGGGGCGGCAACTCTTGCTGCATCAGCAATCTTTTATTTCTACCAAAAGGCTCAAGAAGCGAAAAAGGCTGCTGTTGAGTTAGCTGACGGCGTTAATAAGTTGATCGGTGAGATGAAAGATATGTCGGCAACTGAGTTGTCGGCCACGATTGCCAAACTACGCAGCGCGATCCCTGAATTAAATAGCGTACTTGCAGATGCTCAGGCTGAATATGACAAGACGTCTGCACGAGTCGCCAACTTAACTAAAGAGGTCGATAACTGGGGGCTAGGTACTAAACGAGGGCGTCAGGCAAACGAAGCTCTAACAGGAGCTATCGACGATCAAAGCACTGCGGCGGCAGCACTTGAGAAAGCACAGCGCAATCTTAGCCAGACCCAGAATGCTGTAGGAATTGCACAAGCAAACCTAAACGGCAATATGGCGCAAGGCATAGACCTTTTAAAGAGAAACGGTGAAGAGGCTGGCGTAGCTGCTGGCATGATGAACCAGCTAGGTAAGGCGATAGGATTTGCAGCCGGACAAAAAGAAAAGTTCAACGCAACGTCGCTAACTGTTCAACGTGATCCAAAGCAACAGCAAGTTCTCGACGACCTCTATAGTCAAAATGAATTGCTGTCAGAAAATAATCTTAGAAAACGCGAACAACTTAAGGTTGAACAGCAACTGAGAAAGTTAGGCGCCGATGATGAAACAATTCGCATCGCTCGGGAAAATGCTGGGGCTAACTTTGATTTGGCAGAGTCTCAAAAAGAGGTCGCCAAGGAGACTAAGGCCTCAGCAAAAGAGCAAACAGCGGCAGAGCGAGCGGAAGAGTCGCGCGCTAAAAAGCTGCAAGACTTATCTAATGAGATGGCTGTTGCAGCATTGAAGTCAAAGGGATTGAACAGAGAAGCTGCCCAATTAGCAGCAGTTCAGGAACTTGGCGCCGGAGCTACTCAGGCTCAAATCCAACAAGCTCAACAGCAAGCAGGACAAATATTCGATATACAGCAGCAGGCAGCAGATAAGAAAGCCGCTATAGATGCTGACTCGGCAGCAAAAGCTAAGCAACAGCGTGACTTGGATAATGCACAACTTGATCGTCAGCTTAAAGCGGGTGACGTCACGTTTGAGCAATCTCAACAACGCCGCGCTCAAATTGCTGCGGATTACTCCAAGGCGATTGCAGATGCCAGCTCTCAAGCGGTAGTCACACCTCAGCAGCAACTCGCCGGACAGGTTGATCCGGTGCAGCAGCTTGCAAATGAGAATGCGCAAAAGCTTGCTCTTATTAAAGAGTACACAGCTCAGCGTGTAATCACCGAGGAGCAGGGACTGGCGCTGATGAATGCTGCTAACACTGAGTATGAAGCTCAAAGAACGGCAGCACAGTGGCAGTTGCTGAGTCAGCAAGGGTTGGGCTATGACATGTTAACCAGCGCTGTAGATGCCTTCGCTGGTAACGCATCAAACGCAATCACAGGGCTTCTCACAGGAACGATGTCAGTCTCTGACGCTATGCGCTCGCTTGGTAGCACGATACTGAATAGCGTGATCAACTCATTGGTTCAGGTTGGTGTTGAAGCGCTCAAAAACTTCATTGTTGGTCAGACGATGGGGGATGCGGCGGCAGCAGCATCAGTAGGGCAAGCAGCTGTTGTCGCTTCTGCTTGGGCTCCTGCGGCTGCAATGACATCGCTTGCAACTTTAGGCGCAAACTCCGTCCCTGCTGCCGCTGCGATAACGAGCACTGTCGGATTATCAAGTGGGCTAGCATTGGCTGGCATGCGTAAAAATGGTGGACCCGTGTCTGCTGGTTCTATGTATCGGGTTGGTGAGGGCGGAGCGCCCGAACTTCTGCAATCTGGCGGCAAGAACTACATGATCCCCGGTGACGGCGGGAAAGTGATTAGCAATGCTGACCTACAGACCGGTGGCGGTAGAAATATACAGGTGTCAGTAGTCTTCAATGATTACACATCTGGAAGCCATTCATTCGACGCCCAGACATCGCAAGATGGAAACAATCTCACCATTCAGGCATTTGTGATGGACATGGATAACAAAGGGCCTATGCAGCAGGCGATAACCCGCAATACTACAGCAACTTCACGCGCCACAGGGGGCTAAGATGGCTATTCCATATCCTGACTGGCTGCCACTGGCGCAGAAGTCTGACAAAAGTCCGGCGACAGATACTGGATTCAGAACAGATCAGCCACTTGCCGGTGCGCCAATCTTCCAGAAATTAACCGACGATTTAAAAACGTCGTTCTCTCTAAAGTGGATATTCACGTTCACACAGCACCGCGCCTTTATGCAGTGGCTGCGCAGCCCTAACTATCTCGATAACTGTAACCAGTGGTTCTCAATGCGGTTGAACAATGGCACCGGAGACACAGGCATAGAATTGCAGGAACTGCACTTTACTGCGTGGCCAACATGGAACCAGACGGGAAATATTTTCACATGGTCGGGGAATGTCATCTGCCGGAAGCTTAATAACGCTGATGATGAGTTTGACGACATCATTGTCGAGCTGCCACCGCCGTGGGATAGCTGGCTGGATATTATCGTCACTGGCTATCCTGATGACCGTGATCCGGAATCATTACCGAGGGTGCCGTAATGCCAACACTGCGAGAGTATCGGGCCCAGCGTCCGAACCGGATAATCTACGAGACTATTGAGTTTCATCATGCTTCGTTTGGCAGTTTCTATCTAGTCAATAACCAAGTTTTCCCGAAGACGCTCGGCGGCGTGGAGTATAAGCCATGCCGATTTGAGCTTTCGGAAAGTCAGCAAAGCAGCACACCAATCATCGATTCAACGATTAAGTTCAGTCGTTTGGCGCAGGACTTTAAGCAACAGTTGAAGGTCTGGCGTTCGTATAGTCGCATTTCACCGATCACAGTTACCTATCGGCTGTTTGACTCTAAAGACATGACAATAGCGATCAAGGAGTGGCAGTTATACGTTAAAGACTGCTCTCTCGATGCTGATAACGTCAACGTCTCTTTATCAATGACAAACCCGCTCAATACTAACGTGGCGTTGCTGTATGACCCCGCGGAGTGGCCCGGTCTCGAAATCGGATAAACAATGACTAAATCTGAATTTATCAAACGGATGATAGGCGTTACGTGGGCTAACCGCGCCTGCTCGATGGAGGCCTGCGACTGCTGGGGCCTTGTTGCGCTGTATTACAGGCATGTTCTCGGCAAAGAAGTGCATCACAAGGCAGGGTATGAAAGTAACCGTGATTTCCTTACCTGTTATCGCGAAGAAGTGGTGTTTTGGCATCGGGAGCCAATCCCAGTAGAGGATGGCATTTTTGTTGGCTACGTGGGGCGTAGGGCGGAGCATGTGGGTTTAGTGCTCAACGGTATGGCATTACACAGTCGCGGACTTAATGGCTCTGTGAGGCTCGACAAGCTGCGCGTAATGGAAAAGGTGTTCACTAAAGTGGAGTTTTATTCGTATGGCACTTCTAGAGATACAGCACTTACCGGGAGTGCCGAAGGAGAGAATTGAGCTGGCCAACGGCTCTAACTTTTACATTTGGTTGGAGAAACAAGCGTTTGATAGGGATATTGCGATCGTCATTAACGGCGTGCTGGCAGATGAGGAAACCGAGCTTTCATTTAAGTTAACAGAACTTCACCGCATCCAGATATTTAATCAGCCACGTAGCATCGTCAGCGACATTCTGAGCCCCGTTTTCAAACTCGTTACCAAGGTATTCTCATTTTTAGCACCCAAGCCTTCATTCTCGTCGGCAGCAGATAACAACGCCAAAGAGAGCCCAAACAATAAGTTGACCGGTCAAACAAATATCGCCCGCACATATCAAGCTAGACCTGATATTTATGGGCAGGTTCGCTCATTCCCCGACTTGATCCAGCAGTCTATGTTCGAGTTTACTGACAACATCAAGTACGTCACCGAGTGGATGAACTTCGGGATCGGGCACTACACGGTTGAGAGCGTGCGCTACTCAGAGTCAAGTTTGGGTTCTATCGCCGGTGCCAGTTACCAGTTTTATCCACCCGGCACCGTCATCCCAGAAATCATTCAGGGATTCGAATTTGATGATGTTGACGGGCAAGAAGTGCTGGGGCCAAATGAAGACAATAGCGAGCAAGTCGCTACGGCAACAACGAATGATGTCGTTTCAGGTACGATTACTGGTACATCCGCCGCGGTTAAAATCGTTCAGTCATCTGATTTCGACTACTTCTATGACATCCCTAAGCCTCTACCAGTGCAGGTTACCGTCAATGTGACGCGCCATTTAGCATCTGGTGATGTGACTGAGAATGTCACGTTCTCTGCGTCGTTGGATGCTGCGACTGAGTCAGATGATGGCTCTGTTATTGACCCAGTTAAATACTTCACATTCCAGCTATCGGCCATCAACAGCCCAGTCGAGATACCATCTGGTTCGACTATCAACAACACGATATTCACGCTGACTGAAAACAAAGGGAATATTTCTGGGCCATACTTCGCGGCAATTGAAGGCGATGAGCTTTGGGTTCACCTGCAAGCACAGCTTGGTAAGCGAGAGGGCGCTGACTTCTTGTTGGAATATTGGGCTGTGAATGACGATAATGACAGAATTTCACCGACCTATAGCTATTCCAGCTTTGTATTTAACGCAAGTTACAATCGCGCTGATTATATATATGGCACATTCAAGTTCACACCTCCATACGGTAAAGCGCGATATGCGTTCCAGCTGCGAAAAACTAACAACAGTTCTGACAGCAATCTTCTGCAAATAGCAGAGGCGCACTCAGTAACACGCCGGACGAATGTAACTTATCCAAATGATACATTGGTAAAAGTCACTGTACGCGCAACGGAACAAGCTACCAGCTCACGTGATCGCAAATACAATGCACTCGTTACGCGTCACACAATCAGCTATGACATCAACACTCGCACAGTTGATTACACGCTTAGACCTTCACGCAGCTTTGCTGACGCAGTCGCGCATGAGTGGCTGGTCATAGGGAAGCAGCCAGAAGACACGATAGATTTGTACGAACTCTACAGCATCTATCAGTCATTGCCGGATCCGCTATTGGGATATTTCGACTATACGTTTGACGATGAGGATATTTCCCTCGGAAACCGCGTGGAGACTATCTGCAACGCGGCGCGAGTAATCGCGTACTGGGATGATGGTGTGCTTACGTTCGCAAGGGATGAGCGCAAAGAATTCCCTTCGGCGGTATTCAACCGCGCCAACATTGTCGCTGATGAGTACAAAATAAGTTACGACATGACCATGCCAGGAGGATATGACGGTGTAGAAATTGAGTATGTGAGTCCGAAGACAAACAAGAAGACCTACATTCGGTACCGCATTACTGATACAGAGATTGTAGAGCAAGCTGCCTTATCACCGTTGAAGATATCGCTAAGCGGCTGTCGCAATGAGTATCAAGCAAATGATAGGGTGCTTCTGGAAGTTAACCGGCTTATCAGCTCGCGCATGAAGATGAACATGAAGACGCTGGCTGATGGTGAGTATGTTTCACCGGGGGAAATGATTGTTGTCGCCGATACTTACGACACAAACCAGCAAGCTGGTTACATCGTTGCGCGGAACGGCAATGACTTTGATACGAGTGAGCAAATTAACTTTGCTGGCGACATGTATGTCAGGGTTACAGACTCGATTGGCAACTCTACAGACAAAATCAGAGCATACCCACGCACAGACACCAAGTTTGGATTCACCGCAGCGTTACCGAATATCACGCTCAATATCTTCGACGGCTACAACGTTCAATCACCATCTCGCTATGTCATCGCCACAACCGCAGAAATGGAGGCCATGCGCTGGCGAGTATCAGATAAGAAACCCAACTCTGACGGCACGTTTTCACTGACGTGTGACGAGTATTTCGACGCGAAACCAGACTACAACGTCTAAACCAATACCAACTATCAATAACCCAGCCATAGCGCTGGGTTTTTTTATGGAAAAATTATGGCTACTACACCAACCAATCTGCCAGTCCCAAGTGAATCAGCCCGTGACCTGAAATTTAACGCAGGAAAAATCGATGAATTCGTTACCTCGCTTGCCCTGCAATATATTGACCGATTTGGCGGAAAGCATTACACGATTGAAGGTTTACGCAAGCTAGCTTTCGATGCCATTAGTGGCTTTGGCTGGATATTGGTTGAATCATTTGAAGATGGAGCAACGCTGACGCTGCCAAATCAAGCGCTGCTTTGGGAATCAAATGGCGAGTATTACCGCTGGGCTGGAACATTGCCGAAAACCGTACCTGCCGGATCAACCCCTGACTCTACGGGGGGGGTGGGGCCTGATGCATGGGTAGGAATTGGGGATGCTGCGTTAAAAACAATGCTGGCCACTTCAGTCGGCTCAAGCATGATTGGCATGGCAGCAGGCGGAACATTAGATCAGGTGATTCAGTACGTCACCCCTGAGCAATTCGGCGCGATAGGTGATGGCACCGTACATCCACTTTCCGAGCGTTATTCCACCCTTTCCGCAGCTCAGGCCGTGTATCCATTCGTGACGGCGTTAACTCAGTCTATTGACTGGGCTGCGTGTCAGGCTGCTGATAATTACGCTAGTGGCAAAACAGCGGTAAGATGCCCTTTCTACGCCAATTACCATCTTGGGAACAATTATCTCAAGCTCGGGGAAAAAGCAAAATGGTACGGTAATGACATGCCTAGCCTTGACCGTGATTGCACCATGTTCATCAGGGAGGGGAGTGTGGGGGCGTTTGGTCAAGATTGTATCGTAAGGGTGGCTACTGCCTCAGAAGTAGGAAGCTCTGATGAATTTGTTCGTGGAATAGTGTTCAAGGGATTCCGCCTCACAAGGAATCGCCCTAGAAGGTATAACAGTAAATATGACAGCACAATAGGGTTCCATGCCGATCATGCTCTCGGATTGCAAGTTAATATCAGTGTAAACGGATGCGAGTATGGGTTTCTAGGTTATGTATGCTGGAATGTTTCGGGGACAGTAAGGTTTGACTCTTGCCATAAAAGCCTTTGGTTAGACCCCGCCACAGCAACTCCTGAATATACCCCAGTAGCGGGGGCTGCTATGACGGCCGTAAATCTGCGAGTAGAAGTTGATGCTTGTGTGTATGGTCCGGTTATACGTAGAGCAAAATATGGGAAGTTATCTGGATGGACTGAAGGCATGATCGCCAATCCAACTACCTACCCGATTTATGACTCAGCAAATGAAACCGCGATTGCATTAACTACTTATAACTGTGACAGCTTTGATGTCACTGAGTTTGGTATTGAAGCATGGCAGGGTGTGCACGTATACAATTACGGTGGAAGTGTAACTATTAACGAAAGCTGGACACCAGATCAGGTGTTGCTTAATACCACAGGAAAGCATGGGCCATATCAGGCTATGTCAGTTCTCATGGGTAACACCGAACTATTCACTCTGCCAGCAACAGCTAACAGCATGCTCTATAACCTTAATGTTGGCTCTCTTACAGTTCGCAACCTTTCCGGTGATTTTAGCAATATGACTACCTATGGGAGCATATATTTTCTTACTACAGATCAAACATCACGAACTGTATTCGAAAACTGCGCGGTTTATTTTGGTAGCAATCAGGCTAGATTCGCACCGGCGTGGCGTGGAAACGTTGAGACTGTTGGCGGAAGATATATCGTGGATGCCATCACACCAAATGGATATACAAAAGTTGGATCTAACTATTTTGTTAAAACATCATGGGGATTAAAGGCGATAAATGGCGGAGATGGAAGGGTATCTATAACTGTAGGAACAGATACACCGGCCAATCTTAAGTTGCACGACGTGTCTGCATATGTCATAGCAAGCACCACATCACAACCTCTTCCTATAGCTGTGGTATCTATATCAGATACTGTAATATCCTTCCAAACAGCAGTAACCACAACAGCATTCAGTATAAACTGGAAGGCTTTTGTAAGTTGGTTAGCTTAAAAAAAGCCCCTATTGGGGCTTTCCTTTTAGGATATAAATCAAATTTGATATTGACAAAAATACAACCATATCAAATGAGAAAGATAGACCAAACAGATGCTTAGATAGATCCCGATATCCTTCGCCAATAAATGATATATAAAATTGAGAAATACCAAAAAGAGAAACCAGAACTATCGGTATGGACATGCTCCTTGTTTTCCTGTTAACAAGAAACGCAGCCATTATCAAAACCATGGCAAACATACGAAGATTTCCGAAAACACTATCTTTCATATGTGTTAACTGAGTTGACCATGAGATTTTGTCGTCAACTATGACCTTTATGGTCTTTGCCACATGGATATAATCAGTTACCAAATTGTCTTTAACGACATCATCAAAAGGCAACTTTAAAATAATTCCGGGATGCTTAATGTATTCACGTAAAGAATCAATAAAGCTTACGTCTTTATTGTTTTCATAGCATGACTTTCCAAGTGTAGAACGATGAGAACCCTTTTCCTTGTCTAGCTGGCCACCCCACGCATCAATCCCAATACACTTCTCGTCAACCCCATCTGGAAGCTTTATTTCATTCATCTTTTCGTAAGCGTAAACTCCGTAGTAAGCGGAGTGATACTTATTAAAATTTGTAGCGTCAGATGAATTCATTACGAAAAAAATACATGCCGCCTGAGAGACGACAAGGCCAGCTAAAGCTAATTTTCTGTAGTTGATAAAATGGAAAACAAATGGTATTGAAAGTAACGGTATGTAAAAAAACTGACTCTTGCTTCCGCCGATAATAAATGCGGATACCACAAATACTGCAGTGGTAAGTAACGTGTTTTCCCTTCTTGCAAGACACATAGCCATTAGTGGAAGGAACACCAAAACAACCTGCTCTTGGTAAAATGAAGGGAAGAATGCAATATTAGATGAGGAGCACAAAAAAATAATCAATATCAATGCAACAGCATAATCCACATATGAAATATTTCCGTTCTGCAATTTAACATACAGAGAGAAAAGAATTGCAATATATAGTGACTTTAAAACTGCAGATAAGATTCTGGCATCAAGTTGATCTGTAAATAATTTGAACATCTCACCAGTAAAGTACAGGATATATGAGTATGTGCTCATGTAAGTAAATTTACTGACTCCCCAGAACTCATCATAAAGACGATACTTTAGGTCCATGCTATGCTGAAATGATGGGATTGGCGGCATGAACGGGAATATTGCGCGATGGAAATCCCCCGTATTAATCATGTACACGTTTTTTGTTGTGGCAATAACTACTATTGCAAATATAACTATAAGCCAAGCATCTAAACGAATACTTAGAAATTTTTTCATTTAAAATCCCTGCCTTTTTTCAGAATAAATCTAGGTCGCTGCTTGGACTCAACATAAATCCTGCCAATATATTCACCTAGAACGCCAATACCGATCAATTGAACACCGCCTAAGAATAAAATTGCTGTCATCAAAGATGGATACCCCGGAACAGGGTTTCCCCAAATGAGTTTGTCAATAATCATCCATGCGGCATAAATAAAGGCGAAAGCAGAAACACCGAGTCCAATATAAGTCCAGATACGGAGTGGGAACGTAGAGAAGCTTGTTATTCCCTCTAGGGCAAGGTTCCAGAGCTTCCAGCCGTTGAACTTAGATTCTCCCGCACATCGTTCGGCCCGAGAATACTCAACCACTTCAGTTTTACCACCAACCCAAGAAAGGATACCTTTCATGAACAGGTTACGCTCTGGAAGCTTCTGGATATTTTCGACCGTCTCACGAGACATCAGCCGGAAGTCACCCACATTCTCTTCGATTTTTGGCGAGCTGATTTTATTGTGGAGTTTATAGAACATTTCAGCAGATTTACGCTTCAGATGCCCGTCTGTAGATCGGTCAGTGCGCTTGGCTAGAACCATATCTGCGCCATTTTTCCACTTCTCAATAAGGAGCGGAATGACTTCAATAGGGTCTTGCAGGTCGACATCAATTGGAATAACTGCATCACCAGAAGCATGGTCAAGCCCAGCAAATAGAGCAGGTTCTTTGCCGAAGTTTCGCGTGAAGTTCAAGGATTTAACGAGTTTATCTGAAATAGATAGTGCATTAATAATGTCTTCTGTTGAATCTTTACTTCCATCATTGATGAAAACAATCTCAACGTCATACTCTTTTAGCGGCTCATATTCGCGAACTGCTTTATAGAAAATAGGTATCGTGTCCTCTTCATTGAAGACAGGAACAACCAACGAGATTTTCACTGCTTTTCACTCCGGAAAACGATGAATTTAGAATAGAAGAATCCACACACAAGGCTGATAGCCGAGAAGGCAACTAGTGTAAATATTGGGGGGAATCCACATGCTTCAGATGCCCATCCCGTAGCGACGCTTAGCACCCCCATGAACCCGATATAAAGCATATATCGCATGGTCGTAGTTTGAGCCTTGAATGTGAATCTGGCGTTTGCAAAGAAGGAGAAGGTGACAGCAACACAGAACGCAGCAAAGTTGCTGAGGGCTTGATCATCCTTAACACCATAAAAAATGATGGAAAAAACTACCCAATGAATGGCAGTATTTACAACACCCACAGATATGTATCTGGAAAATAGCTTAAGCATTTGAATGTAAAATGTACAATTGGTGGCGATAAGCAACATCATACCATGAACAGGTAATGTGATCGATTATTGCTAAATTTTGATATAAATTTACAGTGGCTGATTATTTGTAATATGGATTTAATGGGGTAGGGTTAAATTGGAAAGAAAACAATGGTTGGATAATGCTAGGGCGTTGGCATGCTTAATGGTTATCGCTGTCCATGTGACCATTATCACAAAACATAGCTTTGGTAAAATAGACAATATATATTGGTATGTAACTGTAATTATTGATAGTGCAACAAGGATGTGCGTTCCAATATTTTTTATGATCTCAGGATATATATTTTTAGGTGAAAAAAACGTAAAATTAAAAAACATCATTAGGATTTTTACGGCACTAACATTCTACAGCATCCTTTGTATGGCATATCTAAGTATCTTCAAGGGACGGGGTTTTTTAGACGGATTATTAACTATATATCAGGAGCCTTCCTTATACCACCTGTGGTTTCTATTTTATATATTTTCATTTTATATTCTTTTTTTAATAATGAATATTAGAAACATTAATCCATTTCTAGGCCTTCTGGTTGTTATCATTGTAATGACTGCATTCAATAGTAACTTGAGTGAAATAATAAGACTAACTCTTGATTATACTATTAAAAATAACTTTGCAATCAACTCATTTTATCTGCAATTATTCATGTATTGCTTTGCAGGTGCGTTTATTGGACGGATTGATGATGGTGGGCGGTATGTTTTAACAGCTTGGCTGGTTTGTCTGCTATCAATACTAGCCGTTGTGTTGTTAACTGTATTTAAGTCATTTATGGTTGGGAAGTTAGATTCCCTTTATCAGGGGTATAATTCCATACCAGTGTTTTTTTCATCTATATCAGCATTCTATATACTAAGGAATCAATTAGCAAAGAAATCGTTGGAAAAATATATAAATTACATATCTGAAAGATCACTTGCAATTTATGGTGTTCACGTTATTTTCCTCGAGATAATTAGAATGAAGCAGTTTTACATTACAAGCAACCCACTTATAAATTTAGCGATAACATACTTACTTGTTTTGTTTATGAGTGTAGTCACTGCCTCTATAATAAGATTATGTGATAAAAAAGGCTATGTTAGCTAACTAAAAATAGTTGATTGATGTATTTCAATCATACTGTGTTTAACTGTGCTCTCAATTATGAGGGCACAGTTTTTGATTAGTAGGATTTAGTTCAATATCTTTATTTCCTTCCCAATCAGAACCTTCCCGCATTCTCTCGATCCGCTCCTTCACAACGCTCTGTACCGCAAGCATACTGTGTATATGAACAGTTATATTATAGGTGATATATGGGCTTCCCATCCCCAGCAGCGGACTACACAGACAATCCAATTAGTCTTGATGAGCTATTTATCAAAACACCGCATGTGACATACTTCATGAAGTGCCCTGACTATTGCCCAAGCGCTGGAGTACTCAAAGATGCGCTACTGGCAATCGACAGCTCGAAGCGACCGGTCCATGGAAGTGTTGTTGTTGCAGCGCTATGCGGTGAGTTCGTTTTGCGCCGGTTGCTAACTATGCCGGTGCCTTGTTTGGCGAAGCTGGAAAATTATGATGATGTGACGTTCGCGGATGAAGAAACAGGATTTGAGATATTCGGAGTGGTGACACATGTCGTCAATGACATGTCGATGAGCGAGTTCGATGACAACCCGTGTATGTAATGGAGTATTAATTATGTTCATTTTAAGGTGCCATCATTCGTAATTGGCACCTCAAGTTTATTGTATTAAAGCCAAAGGCTGTGTGTTTTTTTTATCCTAGGGATTATATAACTATTTCCTGTTGTTATTTTTAAGGAAGTTAACAGCTTTATCTGGAAAATCAGTGAATAGGCCGTCAACGTGTTCTTTATTATATAACAGAGAATACAATTGATTTACGTCTTTGGTGTATTTGGGAAGTCGATCAGACAAAACAGAAAAAGGGATAACTTGTAGATGATTGGCATGAGCAGCCTCAGCTAAACCTGTAGACGACACTGCGGTTTCACCATCTTTATTATTTAAAAGCATATGATAGTCAGGCGAAATAGCATCAGCGTATTGAGAGACCTCTTTCATACTGTCAGGTTTCATCATCAAATCATAGTTATAGTTTATCCATTGACCATGTTTTTTCTCTTTAGTTTCATTCCAGTCTGTATAGGCAATTAATTGAACTAGCTTAACATTTACGCCAAGACGAGGTCCTAACTCTGTTTTAATGCGCTTGAGTTCATTGGGGTCGAAGCATTGCAAATATACATTATCATTTTTAGTTGTGTAGCCATATTCTTTTAGAACGGAGAGGACTTTAGCAGTAATATCTTTTCCTTCTTTCATATGAAACCAAGGCGCTTTAATTTCTGGGAAAATGCCGACATTCTTTCCTGTTGAAAAGTTTAAGCCTTGGATGAATTCAATCTCTTCTTGGAAAGAATGCATATGGAAATCTGACTTGAAAATAGGAAATCTATCTTTGAATCCAGGAGTGGCTTTCCCATCGATGTAATGAAACCAGTTGGTTGCCTTTAAAGCTTTAATTTCAGCAAGAGTGAAGTCTATGGCATAAAAATGACCATCTTTTCTTGCTCTATCAGGGTAACGAGTCGCCACGTCTGTGACATTATCTAAAACTAATCCGTGAAGAACTAATAGCTGGTCATCCTTTGTCATGACCAAATCTTGTTCGAGATAGTCAGCCCCTTGAGCAAAGGCTAATGCCTTCGCTGGTAATGTATGCTCAGGGAGGTACCCGCTAGCACCACGGTGAGCTACAACAAACTGAGGTGCAGCATAAGCTGACACGCTGATAGTTAACAAAAAAGCTACACTCAAAACTCTACAAAGCATTTTCAGACTCACCTAATATCAGTTTAGTCTTACAGATTGGACAATGTTGATGGGATAATCAAGAAAGGCATTGAAAGATATTGGCCAGTTAGTTGGTGTTAAAAGTTAGGCAAAATCGCGAAACTGTAGAAAACCCGATGGAGTGGGCTGCGGCAATTCTCTGTGTCGTTTATGTGTCGTGACCACACGATGCGACAGATAGTTTATATGGTGAGATATACAGGTATGGCACAGTGTGAATGCGGTTAGCACCTGTTAAAACAATGAGTTATGAGTGGTTCTAGCCACTCTTAATCAATTGGTCGGCGGTTCGAACCCGCCACGACCCACCAACAAAACCTTCAATATCAAAAATCTAAATAATTTTCTTCGATAACCCTTCTTAATTTTAAATCAGTGATGGCGACAAAGTGGCGACAGCGGTTTTGTGCCAGCGCTAACCCTATCTGTATGACCAGATCGCAATCTACCAGCCTAGTTTCTTCGGGCAACAGCGCTACTATGCCTGAAGGCAGTGTGAGCTAGAGGGATTGTTATGATGATATTCAATGTATTTGGTCGTCTTATCGGTGTTAAAAGAAGTCAGACGGGATATTTGCTTTTTAATGTTTCAGGCGCGGAATATAAGTGTTCGCGAATATATGATGTGATTATTCCTGATTTCATTGCCGAAGATGAAATACCTCAATGGCTTGATGATATATATCATGAGGCAGCAACGATGGAACATCCTGATGTTTATCGCGTTGAATAGCAAAAATCCGCAATGAGCGGACTTTTGTTAAGTCTTATCAAGCTGTAGACCCATTTATCCACTTTCACATTATAGTGGCGACGATGAGCCAAAGCATGGCTCTTATATTTTCTGTGCAATATCCCAGATAAAGCCAAAGGGATCTTTCACGCGTGCTTTTAAATCACCCCAGAACATTTCAGTTGGCTTACTCAGCAAACTGGCGCCAGCTTGTTTCATTGCTTCCACCAACGCCACTGTGTCATCAACGTACATATAGAAAATGAACGGTGTTGGGGAACCTGATGTTTGTGGGCTGCTTAAGTCAGAGTCCCAGCCTTCCTTATTTATCGTAAAGTTGGTTCCACGATAGCGAATGCGTGCGAATAACATTTCTCCATTATCGTCTTCCAGTTCTGCAATAGCCACCATCCCCATCGAATTGGTGTAGAAATCAACGGCAGCACTAACATTGGGAACGTTAAGCGCAGTGGTTAACCAAGTTAGCCCCATGCCTTCCCATGGATGGGTTCGATCTTCAACATTATTGAACCAGGTGAGTTTATCCATTTTTGTTTCCTTCAAAAAGTAGTTGTTTAAATATTTATATGTATGAGTTCATATGTAGAAAAGTTATTTTCTGCAGTCGCTGCATTTTATCGGGAATTAAAAACAAATACTGTATATAAAAACATGTCAACGGTTAATTTATGTTGCTAGGTTTGTCTGATTTTTTTAAAAGTTGTTATATGAATGCTTGTTAGAAAATAGAGATAAAATTTATATCAATTATTCAGATAATTAAGCTCAATAACTAAGTATAAGAATGCATCAATAGAAATCATCATCCTTTGTTCATAGAGTGTTTAGCCAAGTGTCTATATAGTGCGTTGGCGTTCAAATAAAGAGCTAACGCCGCAAAGTGCGAGTGCCGGAGATAAGCGCCGGAATTGAACGTAATTTATTGATGTTATGGTCATGAGTGCAAGCAGTGAATCCATTAGCGCACTAATTACTAAGTGCGATAGCAATAATTGCTAATTATAACTCGCGGTATTATGACATAGTGATTTTGCCCCGTTAAAGAGCTAACACCGCCGAGAGCGAGTGCCGGAGATAAGCGCCGGGATGGGGCATAAGTTCACAAAAGAGGCCACCGCAAGGTGGCCTTGTTATTTGTATCTTCTTCTATGTATTTTCATCACATGTCACAAATCTAAAATCGCCCTTTGCCGAAAGGCTCTTCTAGCTGAGATATCTTTTCATTGCTTCTGCTCGCGTACTGCATAACTGGTGGTGAACACGATAAGTGCGCCTGCAATTGGCGATAATAAGGTGGCTATTCCTGCAGTTAGTTCAGCCCCATCGGAGATATAAAATGCAGCAAAGTAAAGAGCAGCGGCAAGGATCACCATGCCTAAGCAACTGAATATCGCGTATATCCCGCCTCTGCGGGAATATGCAAATAAACTAACGGTAAGAATGGCGAGTGACAGAATGACAAATCCGTAGAGAGGCTCCATCGTCAAGCTCCTTTAGCTAAGTTTTAATTAACATAATGGCTCCTAACTCGCATCAAAACATTAACCTTAGTCATAAGATACTTGATTTTATTGACGATAAAAAAACTAGCGAAGGTGATTATCCAACGCCATGAAATTTGTTCCACAACGTTACTAAGGCCCAGGCAGAGGCAACCCAGCAGAATACGGCGATTATGAGGGAGAATGAGAGACGCAGCTGTGCTATCAGAAAATAGAGGGACAG